AAAGATGAATCTATTAGTTCTTTGATAGGGGTATCTTTATCTGTCGGAAGTCCTGCAGAATGGAGTTTGCAAAATCCTCCATTATCTTATAATAAGGGAAAATATGTTTTTGTGATAAGAAATGGTATAAAATATTATTTTGTTTCCAAGATCGATAATAACGTCGCTTCGCCTTTTGATGCTAATTATTGGATTGCTGACGTTTGTTCCAAAAGATTAAAAGGATGTAGAAAAAGATTTGATGGTACAATATCAAACAAAGGCCTTCCGTTTGGAGGATTTCCAGCTACAAATAGACAAACTTAAAATTATGACAGAAATCAGAATACACGGAATTTTAGGAGAAAAAATTAAAAGAACTCAAATGCTTCTTAATGTTTCTAGCGTTAGCGAAGCAGTAAGAGCGATAGAAGTAAATACAAAAAGTTTATACAAAAATCTTTATGAATTAGATAAAGAAAATGTTAAATATAGAATTTTGATAAATGGAAAAGATTTTAAAATTTTTAAAAAACAAAATGAGATAAAAAACGAATTTGATAAAATCATAAATTCTAATTTATTTCACAAATACGAAAATAATGAACTATCACGTATTGATATAATACCTATTTTAGAAGGAAGTGGTGATGTTGGTGCAATATTCGCTGTGGTTATTGGAATTGGATTAGCATTTACAGGAGTTGGTTTGGCTGCCACTGGAGTAATTGGAGGTTTAATGGCGGGAGGATTAATACTAGGTGGAGTTGGTCTTGCTGCTGCTGGATTTTTAAGTTTATTATCTTCTCCTCCTCCATATGTGGCTCCAGAATTTAGTGCGCCAAGTGTAGCTCAATCAAAACAAGGAGGCGGAAGATCTTACTTATTTAATGGACCAGAAAATACGGCTGGAGAAGGTGGCCCAATACCAATAGGTTATGGAAGACTTTTAGTTGGATCTAAAACTATTAGTGCTTCATTTAATACTACATACATAGCAAATAATGGTTCTACAACGCGAACAACATAAAATGGAAAAAAAATATCCTAAAATAATTCGAGGAGCATTACTCATGGGAAGAAGAAGGTCTCCACCTCCTTGCCAACCAGGTACCCCGCCTAATCCTCATACTCCTGTAGAAGCTTTAGAAGGTATACAAAAAGATGGATCAAAAAAGATTTCTAGAACAGAAATAGAGACCACTGATTTAATTTGTGAAGGACCGATACAAGGATTAGTTTCTGGAAAATATAATTTTGTTGGTACTGCGGGCAATATTGGATGGAATTCATATTCTTTTTCTCAATTCCCTTCAAGAGATAATAATCCATATTTAAGATCTGTTTACTGGAGAAATATTCCAGTTATTGATGATGCCGGAAATTATAATTATAGTCAAATTAATTTTAATTATAGTTATGGAACTCAAACTGTGCCATTTAAATTAAATAGTAATATATCGAATCAATCTTCTGTAAATTCGGTTTCTCAATCATCTAGGACTTTATCTATTGGAGATGTTTTAAGATATGGATCAAGTTTTACCAAACAATATGATTTAAGAAGCTCGAATATTAAAAGTATTATTATATCAATAAAAATTGATTTACTATATGATCAACAAAATGATCCTAATCGTGATAAACAATCATTTAATTTGGGTTGTGGTCAGAGTGTAGAAATGTCGCAAACTGTTGGAGACATAAGAGATCGTTCATTAAGTTATAATTTTAAAATATATAAGATGACAAAAAATGGACTAATTTTAATTGTAAATCAAAATCAATCTAGTAGTGGTAAGATAACATCTGGTTTTATAGATAAATTTACTTTCGATTTATCAAATACGAATCCAGATGAAGAAGGATTTCTTGGTTATAGAGTAAGAATCGAAAGAACCAGCCCAGAAAGTACCGTAATAAATCTTAAAGATAATGCTAGTATTCATTCTATAACAGAAATATTTAGAGAAGAATATGTATATCCAAAAGTTGCAACGTTTAAAAGTTTATTTACGGCTGAATATTTTGGGGAAACTCCTTCCAGAACATACGAAGTTGATTTACTAAAAGTAAAAATTCCAAGTAATTACGATCCAATTAAAAAAACTTATGATGGAGATTGGGATGGTAGATTCTCTGATGAATATCATCCTTCTGGAAACGGATTATATTGGACTGATAATCCTGTTTGGTGTTATTATGATTTACTAACAAATTCAAGATATGGTTTAGGCAAATATATTCCTTCTGCAAACGTAGATAAGTGGAATTTATTTCAAATAGCTCAATATTGTGACACTTTGGTAAATGATGGTTTCGGAAATGTTGAACCAAGATTCACCTGCAATGCTATAATAAACGATTTTTCTGATGCATATTCTATGTTAAATGATTTCGCTAGTATATTTAGAGGAATGTCTTATTATGCAAATGGATCGATATATGCTATTTCTGACATGCCTAAAGAACCCTACATATTATTTACAAATTCTAATGTAGAAAATGGAGATTTTAATTATACTAGCAGCAGTAGGAAAACAAGAAATACTGTTGCAACAATAAGATATAATGATATAGGAAACTTCTCAAAACCAACGATTGAATACGTAGAGGATTCAGATGGAATAAGAAAATATGGAATAAGGAAAATAGAAATTAATGCATTTGGTTGTACAAGTCGAGGACAAGCGTATAGATTAGGAAAATGGGCTTTAGCAAGTCAGCAGGCAGAAACAGAAACAATTGAATTTACTGCGGGTTTAGATTCTTTATATTTAAGGCCTGGAGATATAATTAAAGTACAAGATGAAAACAGATCTTTAAAAAGATTAGGCGGAAGAATTTTAGAAATATCAACTGGAAATAATATACATAGCTTTGTGTTAGATGAAGAATATAGCAACATTACTGGATATTTTGGTCAATATTATCCTAATGATGCATCTTATAAACTTGAAATTCTTACCCCGACATATAGAGTCACAGGAAATAAATATTCAGATTTTCTCACTGGATATAACAGACCAGAAATTCAATCTGGATTTTTCAATCTAAATTTAAATCGTTTATCTGGAGTATCTGGATATAATCCTAATCCAGATAAAATTTTAGCAAAAATTAATTGTAACAAATTATTTGATAACATAAATTACGAAATATTAACTGGAGCAACATGGACCGCGCAATCTACTGGGAGTGCTGCTAGTTTTTATGTAAATACAGAAACAGAATTATATAGAGTAATTGGAATAACCGAAATAGAAAAAAATAAATATTCTATAAATGGATTAGAATATAATCCTAGTAAATATTTATTTATCGAATCTGGAATATCATCATCTAATCCTCCGCCAATAGTTACTCCAACCGCAAAATTACCTAGTTTTTCTACGGGAGTACAAATATATACGGGGTCTGATCAACTTTATGTAAATTATAGAATAAGTGGAGCAAGTGATACAGCAGCTAGTGAAACATCTGCTTGGTTCGTATATCTTAAAACAGGCGTAGATTTTGTTGCTGGAGATTTAGAAAATAAACCTATCAGCGATAGCGCTTTTGGACTTGCACCAAAAAATGAATTTTTAATAGATAATCTATCACATAATGATATTACAAATGATGTAGTAAGCGGAGATTATTTACCCAGCGGCAACACTAACCTTTATTTTAGAATATATGGAGTTAATACTAGAGGATATTACAATATTTCTTATACGGCTGGAAATCCAAATCCATTTAATTATCAATCAGTTCTTTTAAGTGATTATACAAATCTAATAGAATTAAATGCATTTAAATATTATACAATAAATGATTCGATTCAATCTGTAGGTTTAAATCTTCCTAGTGGAAATTTATTTAAATCTTCACTTATCAATTTTCAATGGGAATTGAATAATCTAGCTCCCCAACTTAAAGAATGGAATAATGATAATATAACATATAGATTATTGTTTGGTACAGGAAATTTTAGTCCTTCTTTAGCTTTAGCAAATTCAATAAAAACAGAATATTTAAAACTCGGTAACAATGTTGGTTTATATAATGCTTATACAGGAATATCTTCATCAACATTAACTGGAATTTTATCTACAAATACAATGAGTGGATTTTGGTTAGCTATTGACGCTTCTGGAACTAATAGCTCGAAATATTCTTCTCAAGAAACTCAAGCTTCTCAAAATTATACAAGACCTTTGGGATATTTATTTGGTGAATTTAATAATAATGTACCTATAGTAAACCGTTTTACAAATTTAAATAATACATCATTATCGTTAGGTGCTGATGGGAATTTGACTATGCTTTCTGAATCTCCTCCTGACGCAGGAAGCGCATTTGTGTTTCTTACTGATAATGTTTCTAAAACGGGCTATTTGTCAGAAAGTAATATAAATAAAATTTTATCTCAGCAATTCACCGCCCCTTATACTGGATTTGTATCTAATTTACTTAATAGTGGAATTCAATTAAGAGAACTATTTTATTTAGGTGCAAATAGATATGCGACTAATCTTGGATTTAATCCGACTATTGAAACAGTAATAAAAACTGGCTATTTGGTTATAAGATTCGCTAGTGATTTACAAACACAATTGACAAATCAATTCACAAAAGATTTTGATGATGGATCAAATGATTCTATTTACAATCCTCAAAATTATCCCTCAAGCGCTCCGAATGAAGTTTTTTATGGATCATATCCAGTTGGAATTTCAAAAAATTATAGATGGCCTAGTAATATAAATTCAAGTAGACAAATAGCTAATAATTTAATGTTTTTAAAACAAACAGACGATTTTGGAAGACCTTATGCTATAGGTAACTCGGCAGGAACTCCAAGCATAGATGATTTATCTGGGGTAATAAATAATTTAATATCTTTAAGTGGAGATGCATTTTTAAAAAATAAAAATAATATTGGAAATTTAAATGTTAGCGGAAACATAAACTTATCCGGAAGATTATTTATGACTGGTGCTGTCGGAACTTTATTTTTTGGTCGTAGTCAAGTTAGTAATTCGACAACAGCAACTTACGCACCTTCTGGATATTTAGGAATTACAATAAATGGAAGTGGTGTAAGAATACCTTATTTTTCGCCTGGAGCTTAATTATTTTTTAATTTTTTTAATTCTATCAATTAGTTCAAATATTTTTGATTTGGATATATCTTGTAAAGAATTTAAATTTTCTGATCCTTCAAATTTTTCTTTAATTAATCTTTCCTTTAGAGAATCAAAAGAAATATTTTTATCTTTCATCACTTTTTCTAATAAAATTTGTGGAGAAGTAGGATTTTCTTGATTCGAGATCGAATCATCTATAAGTTTTGCGTCTCCGAGTTCTTCTTGAGATACAATATTAATTTTAAGAAAATTTCTTACACATCTGACGAAAGCTCTATTTTCTGCGATTGCCGCCAAGAAAAATCTAGCAAATGATTTTGTATTACTAGTTGTTGCGTCTGCAAGAGCTTCAAATACTATTTCTTTCTCTTCCGTTTCGTAATTAGGAATCCATGTAATTCTGCAGCTTGTCGCAAAATAAGTTTCTGAGGCCGCTACAACTTTATATTCAACCTTAGAATATCCTCTTATTTGAGCTAGCTCTTTGATACCACCAAGTAAAATTAATAAATCTTTATCTTCTAATTTTGAAACATCCGTTTCTTGAGTGCGTTGACGATTAGGAACTAAATATTCAAGTTTTACCATCTTCCTCCAATTAATTGTACCATCTTCATTATAAATATAATTTATAGTTTTGTTATCAATTAAACCGTATTTATTTCTTTTAATTAAGACAGGAGGAGATTGAAAAATATCTTCTGATGGTGATAAATTATTGATAGTAAGATTCTCTACTGTAGCGACATTAGAATTAAATAATTCAGAGCTACCAATAGATATTGTTTCTTCTTCTTTTTTAATTTTTGGGCTCATTACTTATCATATTAACATATATAAAATAATTAGTCAACTAAAAAAGCATAATCCGCTGCATTATTCCAAAATTTTTCAGTATCTATAATTTCCTGCAAGTTTTGATTAAAATCTTTAATAGGAAGGTTTTTGTCTAGCGCGGCTTCACTCATATATAATTTATTATTACTTAAAATAAATTTATTGCTTTTATAATATTTGTATTTTTGTTTAAACTCGTCTTTTGTTTTATGATATAATTTTAATATTAAACCAAAATCCATATAATTTATTTTTATCTTATTTATGTCTTCTTGCTTCAGATAAGACGCTAAAATATAATTAATATTATAATTTTTGAGAATTTTTATAAAATTTGGATTATTATCTTCTTCTATTTTGTAGAAAACCTGCACTATATTTTGTTTATATTTTTTTATGAGTTCTTCTGATATTTCTTTATTTGTAACAATTAATACTTTACTAATTTTTAGTTGAGCTTCTAAAATTTCTTCATTAAATTCAATATCCATTCTAAGTATTATATGTGGAGCTCCGAAAACCCCAGGATTAACCACGATGTTAGGAATGGTTTCTATTGTTTTATTAATATAATTATTTCCAATATAAGTATATTCATATAAACTATTTGAATTTATATCAAGTTTATTAAATATTAAATTTGTAATTTTATCAGGTTTTAAATTATTTACAGCCTTAGGTGCTTCATTATTAATAAATGAAGGTTTTTTCGTTTCAAAAACTTCTATTATTTCTATGTCTTTTTTATCACTCCAATAGGGATAATATTGAGAAGAATAAAAATTTGAATATAATCCTATAATTTTTTTATTAAAATAAGATGCGACTTGTATTGAAAAAATATTCGATCCAATATACAAAAGTGAATTTTTAATTAAAAAAGATTTTTGAGCTCTACTTTTATTAATTATTGTATAACAATTTGTTAGCTTTAAATCATTTTCATCACAAAATTGCAATATCTTAATATTTTTTTCATTTAAAATTGGAAGTAAGCCATCAACTACTTCTTGCCAATAATCATAATTACTTGCTGGATTTTTTGGATCGTTAGTTTCAAGAAATATATATTTATCGAAATTTAGTGGGTAATATTTATCATAAATAAATGGTTTATTTATTTTTAATCCACAAGAAGTAGCTAAAGATTCTAACAAATGCATATAAATATTAATAACTTTTTAAATCAAATTCTATCTTATCTTTACCATTATGTATATAGTTGATAATTTTTTGAGAATTTATGTATGGTATAAATGTAATTTCAAAAAACCCTTCATGCTGTCCGCTTCCTTCTGACCATGTCCAATTTTCCATTTGAGGTAAAAATGGTATGATTTTATGTATATATGGATTTCCATCTAATATTTCAATAAATTCTTCTTTCGTAGCAACATATAAATTATGATTTGGATAGATTCTTTTTATAGATTCGAAAATACTTGTACTTAGAAATACGTCAGCTTCTTCATGAGGAATCACATATAAAATTCTTTTCCCTTTATCATTTTTATCTAATAAATCTTCAAAATTTATTTTTTGATTTTTTTGATTTTCTTGCCATGCTACTTGTCTAAAATAGTTTTCTATATCTTGTCTTTTCGCTCCTTTTGCTATTTCTTGCATCCAATACTGATGACCCTCATCTTTTTCGTCAACATCTGGTCTTTTTAAAATATTTGCATACATATATTTTAACCAATCAGAGTTATTTTGGATCTCTGGTATTTTACATAAAGGATCTTGTTTTTCTGTCTCTATAGTAAAAGTATTGTAATCTATCAAATCTGATTGATCAATAAATTCTTCAAATTTTTTGCCTATAACTTCTGAAGAATAATTATTTATTGTCCATTCTCTAGCTTTTTCACCCATTTCTTTCCTTTTGGAAATTGGCATTTTCCATACTTTATGAAGCTGTTTTGCTATTGAATTTGGAGCGGTCGAAGCTTTTCTAAATTCTGTTCCATGCTCTCTATATTCTGACCAGTCCAAGGGCAAGGAACAAGCTTCTTCCAGGCACATTTCTTCTCCGCAGCTATAATTTGTAACTAAAGTTATTAATTCTGTAAGCTTCGCCTCTTGAATAGGTATTTCTTGTCCACCGCTGGTAAACGGATGACAATAAACATCCATAAGATTATATACTTCATTTAATTGACCTTCGGTAACTCCAATTCCTACATTTGTTGTGATTTGAGATTTTTGCGTCCCACAATTGTTACAATTTAAATCTTGACCATTAAAATGTTTAACTTCATAATGACCGCAATTTTTACATATATAAGTAGTAATAATTTCATTTCTTGGTACTCTATATTCATCTGCTAATTTATAAATATTCCAACCTTCACTCCAATGAGTATGTAAAAGTAATAAAGTATTTTTTACTTCTGGATTTCTAGCTTTCCAAAGAGCATATCCTTCTAGTAAGTTCGGAACGCTTTTTCTTAACTGATTCCTGAAAACAAATCCTACGATAAATGCATTTAATGGAATACTAAATTTTTTTCTTAAATCTAGTCTTTTATCATCTGAAAGTCTATAGAAGTTATGAATATCAAGAGGCCCATGCATAGTTTGTACATGCTTATAATTCATTTCATGAAGAGCTTTCGTAGCGAAATCGCTCCATATCCAATAATTTTTTAATTTAGGTGCAACTGCGACTGCTGACGGTAGAATAGGAAGAGAATCTAACGTGGTCCAAATTGCAGATTTAATTTTATTAAACCAAGGCTTGCTAATACTATAATCAAGACCCCAAATATCTTGAGCTGCAACATATACATCTGGTTTTTCTTCACTAATTACCTTGTCAATTAAATATGCTCCATAACTAGCTAGTCTAGCTTGGTTTGGGTCTCTATTTAAGTTTTCTATTTCAGCCGGATTATTTGGTAGTGATCCTAATGACTTCCAAGGAGTTCTCAATAAGTCTGGATTGCCATCTTGCATACCGCAACAATAATGTACAATATCATATTTATTTGTTTTATATAAATAAGTTAAAAGAGATTTAGATACTCTGCCAAAGCCAGTCTTGGCTAAGGTAAAATCAGAATGATATAAAAATTTCTTTTTCCTTGACATTACCAAAGTTCGCCATCTGGCTCTTCGTTTTTGGAATTATAAATTTCTTCGCCATCTTTTTTGAGATTTTTCAACTTTTTAATCATTTCCACTCTTTGAGATTCAAAAGTAGTATTTAAAGCATAAGATAAAAATTCTTTAAGAAGTCTTGCTTCATTAAAATAAAATCCAATTAGATAAGATTGTTTATTTTCACTATTTTGCTTATCAGTTTTGGATACCATATAAGAATATCCAACTTGTTTTTCGTCCCTAATAAAAGGAGAGAACTTAATCTGCGTTGACTGCTTCTCAGAGCTATGGTATGCAGAAAATTCGCCATTTCTTTCTAGAGCGTCAAGAAGACCAGCCGCTTCTGTTAAAGAAAATTTTATTTTTACACTCTTTGATGGATTATTTTGATTCTCAGAAAAAGAGCCGATCTTTTTTACTTCGTTCCATGAAGCTTGTTTTATTAACGAGCTCCAAATTGAAGCGTCTTTAGCGTTTACCGTAAAGCTGCAAGCAGTTCCTGTATTTTTGCTGTTTGGTTTGTAGAATGATATCATATTGATGATAATACCCTATATTTTGTATAATGTCAAATCTTTTTAATCTCACTTAATTTCATATATATTTGATGATCTTGAATAGCTATAAGATCGGCAAATATACAGTCTTCTTTTTTAGAGCCTTTGATTATTACGATATTTTTTTCCTCTGGATTCTTATTTCCATTTAGAGTTTTACAATTATCTATTTTATCATTAAATATTAATGTCGTCATTTCTCCTGTTTCATCTGCCACTTTTAATCTCAAATATTTTGTTTTCTTTTCGTTCTTGGATATTCCGGAATAAACATCTACAACTTCTCCTACTAGTGCAACTTTAGAGTTTAGTTCTTCATCATCAATTTCATTAATTGATAATAGATCTTCTCTTTTTTCAGTAAATATTTGTTTTAGTGTTCTTTCATATGTATACCCTAATAATCTTTTCTCGTAATACCAATTAGCAAAACTTTCACTTTTACTATTTTGATTATATATTTTAATGTAAGGTTCATATTTAGATTTGATCGTGTCCAATCTGGAAGTTTTAATTATAACTTTATTCTTTTCATCGGTAAATGTATTTAAATGTTTTATTATTTTAATTAGATCATAATCAAATTGTTCGGCAAAAGATATTGCATATTTTTTCTCTTTAGATGTTAGAATATTCCATAATTGTGCTTCTAAAACTACTTTGCTTCTTGATTGCTTAAAACCAGTTAATGCACCAGCTTGTATTAAAGAACATAGAACACCAATATTTAAATCTGCTTCTTCTGCGGCTTGGAATATTTCAAATTTATTAGAATATTTATTCCTAAATCCATTTAACTTTTCAATAGACTTATCGGAGATTCCTTTGATAGAAAGAAGTCCGAATCTGATATCATTACCCTCAATAGAGAAATCCATCTCAGATTTTATAATATGGGGTCTAAGTAGTTTGATATTGAAATGATTCATCTCTTTTTGGATCTTGGAAATTTCACCAATTGGGTCTGGTTCATTTCTAGTCATCTTTAATAAAGACAAGAAGAATTGCTGTGGATAATTAAACTTAAGATAAATTGTAATTGCTGCCAAAGCCGCGTATGCAAGAGAATGAGACTTATTAAATGAATAGTTAGCTGAGTCTTCGAGAATCTTCCAAAGAATTTCTCCTACTTCTTTTGGAATTTTATTTTCTTTACATTTCTTTTCGATTTTATTTTTCCATTCTTTAATCTCGTCAACTTTCTTCTTTCCTACGATTCTTCTTAAAATTTCTGCTTCGTCTAAGGTAAAACCTAATTTGTGAGCCATTTTCATTAATTGCTCTTGATACAACGCAACTCCACCAGTCTCTTTTAAGATACTGTCAAAGAATGGATGTATGCCTTCATATTCTTGGAAATTAGTATACTTTGCATATTTATCAACAAATTGAAGTGCTCCAGGTCTAGCAAGAGCTAATACGCCACTTAGTTCCTCTAAATTTTTTGGTTTTACTTTTTGGCAAACTCTAAAATTAGTTTCGGCTTCAATTTGGAAAAGCCCATGAGGATTTTTTAGATCTTGTAAATTTCTATAAATAGATTCATGATTTAAATCAATATCTGTCATTTTAATACCAATATTTTTACAAACATCATCTACAACTGATACGCTTCTTAAGCCTAAAATATCAAGCTTAATATTAAATAAAGAAACCCAGCTCATGTCGAAGCTCGATACTGATTCTTTATCTCCAGAAAGTTCTGTTGGACATGAGTTATTTAAGTTATCATAAGATAGCAATACTCCGGATGGATGAACGCCTTTATTCTTAATTAGATTTCTTAGTTTTAAGGCAATCTGATATATTTCCTTATTTTGATCGCACCATTCTTTAAATTTAGGTACTTCTTCGTATGCGGTTGTAATGTCCTTAACTTGACCGAATACCTTTGGAATTAAAGATGATACTTCGGTCATTTCTTGTTCAGATTTTTCTCCTATAATCTTGCCGCACTCTTTCATTAGAAGTTTACCGCTTAATGTATTTAAAGTTAAGATTTTACTTGTTTTACCTTTGAATTGTTCTTCTAAATATTGCAATACTCTATGACGATTATAATAACAAATATCCAAGTCTATATCACACATCAAACTACCATCCAAATAGGTTACTCCATCAACAACCTGCTTTTTAGCTCGAATCTTAGATATAAATCTTTCAAAATAAAGATCATATTTTACTGAATCAATCTGAGTTACTCCTATTAAATATAATATTAATGAGCCCGCGGCAGAGCCTCTACCAAGACCAACTGGAATATTAGTCTTATTACAATAATCTATAACACTCCATACTAATATAATATAATCTACAAATTCAAGTTCTTTAAGAGTTTCAAGCTCATATTTAGCGCGGTCTATATACTTTTGATATTCTTTTGACCCCTTTTGCAAATTCAGTTTTTTGAAACCTTTTAATGCTAATGCCCTTAAAAACTCATAATTTGATACGTCTTCGCTTACTTCTAATTCATGCTTGTAATTATTATCAATTTTAAATTCTGGTAATCTAACTCCATAAAGAGGAAGGTCTAAATTATTGAAAATTTGATTAAAATCATTCTTTTTCATCATTTTCCTCATTATTAATTTTATCTATCTCTTTATCAAATATAGACAAACCGCTAGCTAATATTTTCATTGATTTTCTATCTTTTAGGTTATAAAATACGTCTGCTTTGCCTGTCTTTTTACCTTTCTGGACGGTAATTAAAAGATATTCAATCCCACTCTCATCAAGTTTCTGCGTCAAATCATAAATATCATCCATTGAAGCCATATTAAATATTAACCTGCCATTTCAATTTATTCCACACTTTTAAATTTAGGTCAAGGTCATTGATAGCGTCGTGCAATTTATCATAATCATGATCTATACTAAACTCTTTTCCAAGAACTGTCAAGCTACTTTTTACATCTTTTCTTTTGGTGTGATAAATTTTATACTGATATTCTAGTAAATTCTCAGATGGTTTATATGGTAAATTATATTTAATACCTCTGGCAATACAATTAGTATCTATTAATTTATTCATTAAATGATCCCAATGACAATTCATAGATTCGTATAATTCTTTAATCAAGAATATATCAAAACCTAAAATATTATGCCCAATAATATAATCGGCATGATCTAGCCAATCTTTAATAGTAGGAAATACTTCTTTTAAATAAGCTCCCTCTTTTAAGACCTTTTTGTGATCATATCTTGTGATTCTCGCAGCGTCTTCACTAATCTTCAGATCAGTATCCCACTTTAAATAAAAATTCTTACTATCTATTCTATTATCACCTTTTGCTCTTATCATACCAACTTGCCAAGGTAAATTATGACAAAAATTTAAACATAAATTAAATGTTTCCATGTCTATGAAAACAAAATTCTTGCTCTTATCGTATCTTAGTAAATGCTCGTCCATAATTTTATTTTAATAGGCTTTCAAATGAAAATCTGTTGCTGGTCATATGTTGTAGTTCTGGTTTGTTTAATGTGCTGCGATTATTTATGCATCTAAATGTTAGATAAGATTTAAAATCTTTACGATCTTTATAATAAATACTCTTGGTATCTAAAGTTTTCAAGCTATTTGTTTTTGCAAAATTTAAAACTTTATTTTTCACAATAAAGTCAAATGGAAGACCATTGTTTTCAATGAATAATATTGCTTTTGTAAATTCTATGCTTGGAACACAAACTGAACCTTTTAAGGTGTTATTAAATATAAACGAATCATAAAATGGTATTACTAGAAGCAAATTATCTTCGTTCCAAAGTGAAGCTAATGTCTTATAGTCTATCCTTGGCTCATAATAGAATCCATCTTTTGCAGCAGTTGTAAAAATATTTATCAGATTTTTATAGCCTTCTTGATTTTTGAAAAAGATTACAAACTTACAATTTTTCTGTCTGGACTCTTCGGTTTTATCTTTCATGTCATCGGTTAGAGTAATTCTTAGTCCGTATCTTAGATTAATATTATATTTTTTGGTGTTTGTATAAGCTTGGAGAAAGGAAGTCATATTATCTTCTACTAGATATATTTCTTTTAGATTATTATCTTTGGCAATATCAATTATAGAATCTGGTTGATTCTCTTCCTTTTCTTCATCTTCGAGAGTAAGAATAGATCTTCCTATACTATAGTGAGATTTAAATAAAGGCACTACTTCCATCTGGCTATTATAGTAGTTATATATTTATATGTCAATATCAATGTAGGTCAGAAAACGCGTCAGAGTTTTTTTCTTTCTTATTAGTCCATTTAGGACAACCTTGGTATTGTCGTTTTTCGATTTTAAATTTTGAATTATTTTTAAAGTTACCATCAAGACTAGATTCTACTACTTCTCCATCTTGATTTAATTTTACATAATATTCATAAGGATCTTTATATGGGCATTTCCATCCGCCAACTTGACACATCCATTTATTCTTTTCACTATCTATAGCAAAATTTGCAGCAGCAGATTTCTCGTCAAAATTATTAACGTATTCATTGATATGTTCTAAATAATATTCAAATCCTCTTATTTGTTCTTCCGTGAAAGAAAGCTCTTGTATTGGTTGTTTGGGAAATCTTAAGAATAAAAATTTAACAATAGGTTTTAATTTAGGCCAAATTTTCTTACTCGCAAGACTATACATCATCGCTTGAATATTTGCTTCTAAATCATCCCCTCTGAATTTATATTTAGAGCTTTTATAATCTATTATATGCATTTCTTTTTTCTTTTTAATAGGCTTATCTATAAAACCCTTGATGTGATATTTGGGTTCATTATTGTTTATGTCAAAAGCATATTCTGGCTTTACTATTTCGCCGCCCTCACCAAAGAAATCATGCTTAAGACCGATAAGTATCATATCATTTAACAGTTTATCATTCTTTTCATCTAAATTAACTTTATTGGCTAATTTTTTTACTAATCTTGCTACGGCTGGGTCTCCATCAATTGAATTCTTTTTGATAATTCTTTTGTAATTGCCAAGATGTCTTTTGTTCAATAATAGTTCAAATATAGTATGACAAATTGTCCCTCTAAGAGCACCATCATTTGATGCCTGTGGAACTTTAGTATGATAGTTATTCCAATAAACCCAAGAACAAGTTTCGAGAGTCTTAATTCTAGACGCAGATAATATTTTATTTTCTGAGTTTTTATTCATCTATTTTTTTTAAAATTTCTTTATTTTTAGTAAATATTTCTATATCTTCTTCAAAAATTTGTTCTAACTCTTTTAGTCTATAAGAAAAATTTTCCATAGGATTAACTTCTCTAAATTTATCATTTAAAGTAAAAAAGGTATTTTTAGATTTTTTAGATATAATATATAAAGACTTTAGAAGATTTTTTTTAGAATCCATTATTCCATAAAAATTATGATTTCTTGATAAATGTTTAGCGTATAGATATTCTAATGGATAAGAGAATTTCATGTCTTGAAAAGATATAAGATCTTTTAAAGTAGGATTTGATATGAAATAATCAATCCAATCATATTCATTTTGAATTGTTTTAAAACATGTTAAAGCTATTAAGGCATATACATATTCTCTTACATGGATATCTCTATATAATTCGCAAGCTTCTTCATAGGATTTATTTTCTTTAAGTTGATAGAATTTTATATAAAAATTTTTTGTATATTTATAATTAAAGTCTCCATAATTTTCTGGTATACCAGAAACTTCATAGCGTCTTTCCTCGTAAGATTTTAATATTAAATCTAATTGTTTTTGGCTTTTATTTAAGATAAAACCATATTTATTAATTTCATCATCCCAACGAGTATTGTATTTAATATAATAAAAAAAATTTATAACTTGATTTATAGGATGATCTATAAAAGTAAAAGAAAAATCCGATTCTTTTTTATCTTTAAGATATTTTGTCTCAAATACGCCATGCGTATAATCTATGTCAATAATACTATTTTCCGTTAAAATATAATCTTCTTTAAATCTTATAGCTATTGGTTCAAAATATTTATCCTCTGAAGATCTTATTAAGAGTGGTTCATGATGCCAATAGCTATATCTTTTTGAATACATATAATTATAATCTTCAATTGAATTGAAAATAAAATGTGTGTTAAATTCATATCCTATCAAATCTTTTTCTTTTTTATGAAAAGGTATTAAAGATGGAAATGTTCTATTAGGTTGAGCTTGATATATTGTCATTTTTATGCCATTTTAAAATTTCATCTGACGACATTTCACCAAAATCCTTTTTTAATGGTAATTTAATTTCTAATTGTTTGAAGTCAAAATATCTTAATAATTTATTTTGTGCTTTTTGTGCTGCAAGATTACCAGCATTATTTTTTTCTTGATCATTATTTAATGATATATAAATTTTATTAGGATCAACTTTTAATAAAACATTTAAAATCGAGACGCTAATTTCAAGTCCAAATGTAACTATCGTAGTTTTAATTCCAGCCTCCCATAAAGATAAACAATCTCCTATACTTTCGACTAAAAATACTTGTTTAGTATTTTGTATTTCATTTATATTTAAAAATAATGGGTAACACCAATTCGTTTTTTCTCCAAGATGTTTCCATTTTATTTTACTTTGGCAATTTAAATCTCTTCCAGAAAATCCAACGATTTCTTTTTTATTGTTTAATATTGGAAAAACATATCTATTTTTCATCTTGCCGTTTTCAGCAACTCCTCCTAAAAATAAATTTAATGTTTCTTCTGATACGCCTCTATTAATCCAATAAGAATGATCTTTTTTAAGTTTTAAAAGCAAATCTTTATCAAAAGTTTTAGTTAGTTTAATCTTTGGTTTCTCATTTTTGAATAAGGTGTTTCCAATAAAATTTTTTTGTTTAAGCCATGCTTTAGCTTGATCTTGAGTTTCTAGTTTTAGACTTAATTTAATTAATGTGGCAAAATCTCCACTTATATTTTCTTTAAAATCAACCCAATTACCAGAATCCTTATAGATTCTTAAAACTGAATCATTGTCGCTGTCTCTATAAATGGGTCTTGTCCTATATTCTTTACCGTAATCTTTAAGTGAATAACCTATATTAGTTAATACTTCGTGAATATTTATACCACTTTCCATTGCAATGCCTCACTTATAATTGGAAATTCTTTAACAAATATCTTTTTGCATTTGTTGGCAATGGTTCTATGTTCTTTTTGCGTATTTTGCTCTGTTCTTAAATTAATATAATGAATCCAACTTCTTAAAGACCCTTTCATATATATAGTAGTTTGCGTAGTCAATGGTAAAATCATTCTAGCTATTTCTTTGGCGACTCCATTTTCTATCATAGTTTCGTAACAATGTTGCGATAATGATAATGATTCTACTAAAAGTTCATTAATTTTATTATATGCATCTGTATTTATCGGCATTAATTTTTCACCGACTTGCCTATTCTTATCTCCTTGTAATCGTAATTCGATATCTTCATATTCATTAACCGTGCTATACCTTTGACTAAATTCTTGAAACGAAAAAGATCTATGTCTTAAGATTTGTGCGGCAATTGCTCTACTAGTTTTTATTTCAACTGTTAAGTCTACCATTTCGAATGGACTCCAATGCTTGTGTTCAATCAAGAATTTAAGCAATTTGGAGGAAGTTTCTACATTGATTTGATTGGATGGATTACTGACTCTAGCGCAATAAGCTACTAAATCTTCTGAATTTTCTAATCCTTGAATATTTGGTTTAGTAATAGATACTAATTTTACATTCATAATAATTCTCCATCATTTGCATTTTGATCATTCAATTGATATTGCTCTCTTTGCCTTGTTACGACATCATGCAACGAGCCTCGCTCTTCAATTTTAAAATTTTGAACATTATAATTTAAGTAATTTTGCGACCATATTTCTTTGCCAGAAGCGTCTAATCTTCTAACCAAATCCTGATGTCCAGCCGCTTCTCTACCTTGAAATCTAGTTTTGGTTGGGATAAGTTTATGAGTTCCAAAATGTTGACCATCTAAAGCTAATTCATCTAAAGTTTTTCTTCTAAAAATAGCTACAAATGAAGCAAACCATTGCAATCTATCTGAGAGAGCAATCGCAGAACTATCATCAATGACTGCAGATGCAGTCCTATTAAAATTTTCTCCAGTTCTATTGAGCTGCATCGCTGTGACAATTGGACAATTAATTTCTTCAGAAATTCTTTTTAGTTTATCAATTTTATCTCCTATTGCCTGATGCTCTGCCCAATTTTGTCCGACTTTTTCTCCAGTTAGTTTAACGTAATCGTAAGCAATTAACGCTTGATTTCCTCTTCCAACTTTTGATAAATACCATCTACGAATCATAGAGCAAATTTGGTCAATATTTTTACTACCAACATGATAATGATAATGTTCATAATTTTTTACTTGTGCCCAAGCTGCTCTAACTTTTTTAGTCATCTCTTCATTTTTCCGCCAGTTTCCGGTTTCAAGATACCACATTGGAACATCTGATATTGAAGATACCATTCTTAATTGTATATCGAAAGTTTGCATTTCTGTATCTAAGATTAGTGTTTTTACTTTATTTTTAGGATTTCTACCAACATTAAAACATATATCATTAATCCAGGTAGATTTTCCTTGGCCTGGACGACTTACAATTGCGTAAATATTTCCATTTTTCAAACCACCATAAAGCCTATTAAATTCTGGATAACTAGTAATTAAGCCAACATCTTCTTTTGGGTTGTTTCCTAATTCTTCAATTATATCTTCTATTCCTTCAAATAAATTAATTGGTTCATCATTTGATATATAAGATGATATTTTATTGTTATAAATTGAATCGGCTTCGGCAATAATTTTATCAACCGAATCTTCTCCATTTTTTATAATAAAATTTTTTAATTTTTCTGCAGTTTGAACAATTTCTCTTCTTATTCTTAATTTAATTAATTCTTTACAAGCATTAATTGTGGCTTGTTCTGTAATTTGTGAAAAACTTAAATTTTCTATATAATCAAATATATTAATATCATCTTTAAAAGAAATTCCAAGATTTTTTATCTTTTCTGCTAAAAGCACTTTATCTACTTTTTCGCCCTTATGATATATATTTTTATAAACCGAATAGATGGTCGAATGAACGTCATTAAAAAAATCTCCATCATTTAAAAAAATATCTACTTCTGGAAATAAATTTTGATATTTAATAAGCCCGCTTAAGACGTGTCTTTCGACTTGTACAGAATATATCATTAAGTATTATAATACTTTAATAAAAAATAAAAGTCAAGTTTTAATCTTTATTTTGGTCTTCGTCTTCATCTTCTGATGAATTTTTTCTTGCAATTTGGTCTGTAGTAGCTTCTAAATTTAATTGATCTATACTTTGGCTCCATGTATTTACATAATATAAAAGAGCCATAGCATTTATTTGATTATCAAATTTTGTAAAAACTTGAGGCTCTCCTTTGCTGGAAAAATTAAACATGATATACCCACCAAAACTGCATTCATCAATTTGCTTTAAAAGAGAATCTGGTAATTTAAAACTTTTCTTTTTATTTGTCACCAAACATTTTTACACTTAAATAATCAAAATTCCGCATTTTTCTTCTATATATTGTGGTGATAAATTTTTCAAGTCATCCTCATATAATTCTATGAACTTAAATTGATTCATATCAAGCCATTTTTCTTTTTTTACATCTCTTTTTATGCTTTGAAGATATTTTAATCTAGAATTATCATGAAAGAATTTATTAAATGATTCATGCTGATTCCCCTGTATCTCAACCGCTATCTTTTTTGTTGCATTTAATAAATCTACTTTAAGCATGCTTCCATAAACTGGAAATTCTTCGTATACAATATGATTTTTCCAATACGGATAAAAGAATTGCTTAAACTTATATTGAAGTTTGCTTCTACTTTTGCCTTCCCAATCTATTAGATATCTTCTTACATTTTTGTTAACGAGTTTTCCGTTAACATTTAATAATCTCATGACGCAAGAGTTTTAATGAATTTATTATAAAAATAATCTACGATTGGTTTATTTTCTTCTAGGTACGTTCTTAGGTTATCAATGCCTTGGTGCTGTTTCTTCAATTCTAAATTAACATTTTTGAGTTCTTCAATAATCTCGTCTGAAAAGGTAACCCATGCTCCTTTTGCAGTAGCAAACTCCCAAGAAAGAATTTGATCAATAACTTCATATTCTCTCCAAACAGATGATCCATCTTTACGACCATATTTGATAGGATATTGAACTTTCGAATTGGTAGATTCATTGGTTGATTTCTTAATAGCAATTTTAACATTATGACCAATAATTTTATTTTTTACTGGATCATATTTATCATTTGGTTTTTCAAGAATAAGATCTTTATTAAACTTTGGTTCGAATTCAAGAATCCAGTTGGCAAAATGCAATAATGCATTTCCACCAGTTGCAGTAGTTTGACGAATATCTTTGTTTGCAGCATAGGGATCAAGTTTAATATCGGATCGAACTTGACTAATAAAAATGGCAATATGACCACGTTTAGATAAAGCGAGAGAAATCTTTTTCATTAACATTGATGAAATTACTGCTCCTCCTGCGACTTTGGTAGCTTCTGTCATGCTTTTTTGAGCGTCTCCTTTAGTCATCAATCCATCAACTGAATCAAGTATAAAAATATATCTTTTGTTTTCTTCATTAGATTGGACCAAGTCTTTCATTAATTCTGAGACTGTTTCAAAAATATTACATTCAAATACAAAACAAGTTCCATCCGTCCATTCTTTTGGATCAGTTACGAACTTAATTCCAGAGCGCTCTTTAATTTCTTTGCTTAATCTTCCTTCTGCTTTAAACAGTAAAGCCCTTGAATTTTCTACTGATTTAAGAAAGTTTTTTGTTACTTCAAGTGCTTCCGAAGTTTTACCGCCCTCATTCATTCCGATAAACCTATGCAAACCTGGAGATAAACCGCCACCCGTAGCAATATCAAGATTTAAACTACCGGTTGAGACTTTATAATAAACTTCATCTTCAAAATTATAATGATCTTCCTTGTTGTCTTTTAAAAATGATAATAATCTATCTGATGCACTTGGACCAGATAATCCCGTGATTTCTTCTTTAGGTTTTTTTGCCATATCTTATAAATTGTAACAAAGTTTTAGGTTTTTGGCAAATGTTTTTATCTTCACCAATTTTATTTTTTTGTAGATGTATTTTTTCTGGTTTTTTAATTATCAAATATTTCTTTTTATCTTCTGTCACTAAAAATCTTTTACCATCTTCCGTAAGAAACCAAGCTAATGAGGGTAATTTTATATCATTTAAATTATTCCAAAACGAATATTTCGTATAAATTTTAATTAAATTTTGCGCTATTTTTATTTCTCGTGGCCAATTTATTTTATCTTTTATAAATTTTTTTATAATAAATTGACATAATTTGTGTTTTGTAATTTTCAATAAATTATTGTATTTAACTATTAACCAGTTGTCAAGTCATGAATTATTAATATAGTGATTTATTGTGATCTTTAAACCATCTTGAAATTTAATTTTAGGAAACCAATTTAATTCTTTATTTATTTTACTATTATTTATTGCATATCTAAAATCGTGTCCTTTTCTATCTTCTACGAATTGTATATGATCAATTGAATTTTTGTCCATAGTCTTGCATATGGCTTCAATTATTTGCAAATTAGTTTTTTCACATTCACCGCCAATATTATATGTTTCTCCAATTTTTCCATTTAAAAGAATCTCCCATACTGCTTCACAATGATCATTTACAAAAATCCAGTCTCTTACATTTTGTCCATTCCCATATACTGGTATTTTTTTATTATTTAAAATAGAATTAATAACTACAGGTATAAATTTTTCATTATGTTGATTTGGTCCATAATTATTTGAACAGTTTGAAATCGTTAATGGTAATTTAAAAGTATGATAATATGCTCTTACAAAAAAATCACTAGCAGCTTTTGAGGCTGAATAAGGTGAGTTTGGAGCGTATGGAGATAATTCGGTAAATTTACCTTCTAAACCTAAACTTCCATAAACTTCATCGGTTGAAATATGGTGAAATCTAATATTAGGAAATTCTCTACATATTTCTAATAAATTAAAAGTGCCTAAAACATTTGATTGAATAAATTTCCTTGGGCTTTCTATAGAATTATCTACATGGCTTTCTGCTGCAAAATGCACTATATGAGTTATATCATGTTCTTTTAATATATTTTTAAATATTTTAATATCTGCCTCAGAATTTAAATTATCAAGCCATATATCATAAAAATAGTATTTTGGATTATTTTGAAATAATTTTATATTGTTTTTATTTGCCGCTGAAGATAATCTACTTGGGCAGTCAATATTAATAATTTTTTTTACTCTTTGTTTATCAATTATTAGATTAATGAAATTTGATCCAATAAAACCCATGCCGCCAGTCACTATTAAATTCATTATTAATTAATTATTTTATTCTTTTTATAATAATTAAAAAATTATCATAAGATGAGTATGGCGTGTCATTTCTCAAATCTATTTTTGCAATATTATAATTGGTATTTAAATTTTTAGAAATTTCGTCGAACCATATTTCTGGCTGTTGACAATCTTCTATAATTAGAATTCCATTTAATTTTAATTTATCTAAATAGTTATTTGTAACAAACAGAACGTCCGAAAAAATATGACTTCCATCATCTATTATAATATCGAACATAATTTGATTAAATTTATTTTTTATTTCTAAATTCTTTATATCTGAAAATAAATATGTAAATTCCGAACGTTTATATTCTGGTAAAATACTATCAATAATATCTACTCCATAAATATTACTATTTTTAAAAAAATCTTTCCATGCACATAAAGATCCGCCTTTTTGTATTCCTATCTCTAATATATCTAAATTAGACTCTTTATCAAACTGATCGAACAAATGATCGTAAGCTTTGCCATAAGAATGGCCAATAATTGGTTCTGGATTATTAGATATTTCCCAACTATCTAAACATTTATATATATTTTTTATTGACCCATGATTTTTATCGGTTTTATATTTTAATAAAATTTCGGAGATCTTAGAATTTTGATTCATATTATTTATAATTTTTTATATCAAAATCTATCATTTTTTTAACTAAGTCATCAAAAGAGACTTTAGGTTTCCAATTCAATTCTTTTCTAGCTTTTGATGAATCACCGAGCAATAATTCAACTTCTGCAGGTCTATAAAATTTAGAATTTATTTTAACTAGCAAAATATAATTTCCATCTTTATTTTTATAATAGAATCCTTCATCTTCATCTCTTCCATCGCCTATATAAATCCAGCCGCCATTTATTCCAACGTTTGAAAAACCTTTTTCTACAAATTCTCTTATGCTATGTGTTTCATTAGAAGATAAGACATATTCCTTAGGAATACCATCGTAATTTAGATTAAATTTATCTTGATTTAACATCATCCATACTCCTTCAATAAAATCTTCTGCATCGCTCCAATCTCTTTTCGCGTCTAAATTGCCTAATTCTAATGGATTAAAATCTAGATTATTCTTTATAGCATAATTAATTCTAGCTATATTTTTTGTTATCTTTCTTGTCACAAATTCTTCGCCCCTTCTTGTACCTTCATGATTAAAAAGCCATCCTTGAATTGCGTATAGATTGTATGATTCTCTGTAAACTTTTACAAGTTGCCTTGAAGCAGCTTTGCTTGCTCCATAAGGGCTCCTTGGTTTTAACGGATGTTTTTCATCTTGAGGAGTATATTCTACATTACCAAATTCTTCACTTGATCCAGCTTGATAAAATCTACAAGATGGTTTATATAATCTTATAGCTTCTAAAATATCCAAAACAGCAGTAGAATTTGTTTGCCATGTTTGCCTAGAGAAATCCCAACTACTTGCGACAAAACTTTGCGCGGCGAAATTAATGAAATAGTCTGGTTGTAATTTTTCTATTGTTCTTGATATAGCATGAGAATCAGTTAGATCAAAATTTATTAATTTAAATCGATCAGATTTTATATGTTTTATATTTTCATGATTATAGACGCTTAATCTTCTTACTCCGCCGAATATTAAATAATCTGTATTTTTCAATAAAAAATCTACCATATGACTTCCATCTTGTCCCGTTACGCCTGTAACTACAATGACTTTTTTATCAGAAATTAATTTACTGGCATCTTCTATATTTAGGATATTTGCCGTGTCTATCTTTTTCCCGTAATAAGTTTCTGCAATATTAATGTTCATTATTTAATTATACTTGATTTACCTAATATTTCAATATTAAATATTTAACAAATATAAGAATCAAAATCTTTTTTATATTTTATATTCTCTCCACCAAAATTATGAAAACAAAATGGTTTTATATTAAAATATTCTGGAAATATTTCTTCGTGAGAAAAATATTTCGCAATTTCTGGTGGGGCATATTTAATGCCATTTTTTAAAAATAAATTCCTATTCCATACGCAAATTTGAGTATCTTCATTATAATTATTATCGTATGAAATCCATGACATATTAAATCTCTTAGGAATATCTAATAGTTTTTTGCTTCGTAAAGATACGCTATTGCCTATTTCTATTATATTCCCTTGATAGTCTTTTAAATGTTTGTGGCCCCATTTTGCTCCAATATAATCATATTCTAAAAATTCTTCTCTCCAAGATGATGAATTCACAATAAAACCGTCATCATGAATCAATATAACGAAATCGCTATATATATAATCTGTTAAGTTATATACTATCTGACGATTCCATTCTTCTATACTTGATATTTTTTCTATGTATTCATATTGTATTTTACTTGGTAAATTTTTTGGTTTTTCATGAGTAATAATTTTTATATCAAAAAAATTTATATCTCTTGAGCTATACATTAAAGCTTTAATTGTTTGATCTACATCAATAGATGTCATCGCCGCGAGAGTTACATTGGGCAAATTTAATTTCATATATAAATAAAACCATCTGTTTTTATATCAATTGGGTAAAAACCAAGTTCAGGTTTATTATAATTCAACCAATTATTGGGCGCAATTACTTTTTCTTTTTCTTTTAACCAAGCTGGCCACCAAGCGAAAGATGAATTACTAATAATAGTATATCTTGAATTTAATAATAATAGAAAATCTGTTTTCATATCTTCTGATAGATTTTCTATATGTGGAAAAGAATTAGAAGCTTCATTTTGATCATCAGTAATAATCAAAAATTTAATATCTTTTTTTATATTTTTAATATAATTAATAGATTTTTGGTAATAATCTTTATTTAAAAACCAATGATTATGATTTTTATAATCTGTTCCCCTTAGATGAATATAACAAAAATCTTTCGGGTTATATTTATTCAATAAAAATTTTGCTTTTTCAGAAAGAGCTAAATTGAACCAGCTTCGTACAATTTTTTCATAGTCTTTGTAATATCTAGGAGATTGAAAAAATCCCGAGATCTTTGTAAAATCAGGAATTTGAAATATTTGCGGATTAAATGTTTGTAGATTATGATCTTCATTAAAAATAAATTTTATATCACCATCTTTTTTTCCTAATTCAATATTTTCAAAAAAATCTTTGACATGCATTCCTTCAGTAGAAGGTTCGCCGATTTCTTCTATATAAAAATTATAATTATTTTTTAACGCTATAAGTCTACAAATAACATATTGAAATATTTGATTGCCTAAACGACCTTTAAGAGATATTGATATCATATATTTTTAATATATTATTATACAGATTTTTTATATCTAATTTAGATAAATCAAATATCTTCATTAATTCAAACAGATAAGAATTTTGTATCAAAAGGTCTTTAGTTATATCAAAAAAAGAATTAACAAATAAGACAGGGATACCTTTAAAAATTTCTTCTAAATATTTACTTTTTTCTAAAATTGGTACCCTTCTCATGTATAAAGTTTCCCAATCTCTTGAGCATTCACAACCTATAGCATTCCCATCGCAACATAACATAAATTTATGTTTTTTTATTGCTGTTAGATAATTTTGATAATGAATAGGCTCTATCCCTATTGGGGATTCTATCGTAACATAATCTTCTTTTTTAAATTTTTCATTTATTTCAATTCTTTTATTATTTACTCCAACGCTATGGTTTATATATAATAGATTTTCTAATTCTAAATTTAATTCTGTATCTATATTTTTTATCAAGACTTCGTGCCTGTAGTCTGATGGGAATAATTTTCTTTGTATTCCATATGGAATAGGATGAACCTTACCCCCAAATGATATGCAATTAGAAGCATATATCCCTAATACATTTGATGGGATTTTATCAAAAATTTCGTCGTCTATAGGAGTATCTTCAAATCCAGTAAAAATTATAAAATTCATATCATTTAATTGAGCGCATAATTTTAATAAATCTTCATTTTTTAATTGTTCTAATCTAAAAAGTTTAAATTTTTTACTTTCTTCATTTATCAACTCGTTATTTGTTAGCTTTGCATTTCTATGATAAAGTCTAATATTATCTATAAATAATGTCATTATTTTTTTCTTATTTTCTTTAAATTGATTATATTTATTTAAAAACTCTAAGTTGCTTAAATTTGCTGCTTTCATATATCCGCATGGGAGATGAGAACCAGATTGATCTCCAAAAGAATAATCAACATTATCTCTAATGTACGTAGGATCTAATAAAACCATAATATGCTTAAGGTCTCCAAATACCGATGCCACCAAAATGTTCATTATTTCCTTGTGATTTTATTTTTCCACAAGATTTAGTGCATATTAGATTTAATTTTGTTCCTTCATTTAATTCTTCCCAAAATTTATATACTTGCCCCCCAAAGTTATCAGCATGAACATGATCTGGATCAATATCATGAAAAGCAATAAATCCTCTTGGTGATAATAATTGTTTATATAAATTAAAATCTCTTTTTACCCCATCATATGTATGATCGCCGTCTATAAAAATAAAATCAAATTGATTACAAAATTCTTTTACTTTATTAAAAGATTCTTCTGTCTGAGAATTACCAACGAAAAGTTTCCAATCATCTTCTTTATCCATGAATTCAGATAATATATCATCTATTGGGATTAAATTCATGGCAACTTTTTTCCCTGTTGATAGTTTTGATATTAACCAAAATGTTCCGCCTTTATGTACTCCTATTTCTAATATATTATTAGGTTTAAAGCCTTGAAGCCAGTATCCTAAAGCTATAATTTCCTCGTAAACTTGTAGTGTATCATTTTTATTTGCAACTAAATACTCATCTATTAATTCTTTTATATCTATATTATTTTTCACTTAGATAAAATCGTTTATAAAATTAATTTTATATAAATCTTTTATATTGATAAATTTAACGCCTTTAGTAATTAAATCTTGATTATTTTTTATAATTTCATTGTAAAAATTCCAAGCAAGAACAACAATAACATCTGGTAAATTATTATGGCAATATTCTTTATTTTTAATAGGAATATTAACGCCAGGAATAATTTTATTATTTTTTAATTCATTATCTTCGATAGTATATTCTATATATGAATTATCTATGCCAAAATAATTTAATGATGTTGTTGCTTTGGCCGGAGAACCATAAGAACAAATTTTATTATATTTTTGTTTTAATTTTTTAAAATTATTAATAACATTTTCTTTAACTTTCTCAACTTGATTTTTAAATTCTTTATAAGTATTAATATCATTAATACCAAATTCAGCTTCTTTTTGCAGGAAAGTTTGTACATTTTTACTAATATTGTTGCCTGTTTTATTTACGAATACTCTAATTGAACCGCCATGAGTATTTATGTGTTCAATATCGTAAACATAAAATCCAAGATTCTTGAAAAAGTTGTTAATTGATGTTACTGACCAATAATTAACATGTTCATGATAAATATTATCAAATGTTAGATCATTGATTGTATCCAGTAAATATTGGACTTCAATAATAAAACTACCGTCTTCTTTTAAGAGTCTAAATGATTCGTTACAAATATTTACAAGTTCATCTGAATGCGCAAAAACATTGGATGCCGTAACCAATTTTGCTTGTCCATATTTTTTGATTATTTGGTCAACAACATCAGATTTAAAGTAAGCATTCAGCGTATTAATACCTTTGTTATTAGCGATTTCGGAAATATTTTTAGCGGGTTCGACGCCTAATACTTTAATATTTTTTTCCATGAGTGGTTTTAGTGCAACGCCATCATTGCTACCGATATCAACAACTAAATCATTTGATGTTAAATTAAATCTTTTAATATAAGAGCTTGCTGCATTTTCAAAGTGTTCACGAAAAGATGCTGCTGTTGATGATACATAAAGATAATTATCAAACATTTTTTCTGGTTCAACAACGTAAGATAATTGACAATTATGACAATTTGGACAATATTTCATCTCAAGTGGAAACATTTCTGCTTTTTCGCTTTTATTATTTAATAAATTATTTGCTAATGGAGATAGACCCAGGCTTATAACATCTTTAAGTTTTTCATTACTGCAAGAACGGCATTTTCTTGAATAATTATTTAAAATATTATTTCTAAATTTTTCATCAACTAATGTATATGGAATGGTATGAGTTATTCCATAGTTTTCATGCTCTCTTTCTCCGCGTACAAGATTTAAAAAGATAGAATCTTCTAAAAATACCATTGTATGTGCAACGTTTGGCTTTATTACCGCAATATCTCCTTGATTAATAATTCTTGTTTCAATAGGAGAATCTGGATATGCAAGATCTTTAATAACACTTACATATTTACCTTTAATTAATAAACATTTTTGTTCTTGGATTGGGTGATAATGATTTGCTCGGACTGTTCCTGCTTTTGATTCAATATAACCAATAAGATTTATTGGCTCTGTAAGTTCATAGTTACTAATTTTGCCTCTTGCATCAATAAATTCTTTGCCACCATTGATTATATATTCTAATTCTGTCTTAATGTTTTTTTCTGACCAATTTTCGATCATGTCTTTAATGGCATTCTCTAAATTATAAAGAAATTTAAATCCTGTATTTAAAAGTTTTTTATTAGATAAAGTATATCCTAAGTTAGGTATTTCGTCATTTGTAGAAATTAATTCTATATTTGGTTTAAATTTTTTACAAATTTCTGCGACCTCTTTAACTGTTTTATTTTCTTTTGTTAAATGAAAAGTTTCATTTTCTATTTTTGATTCTTCCATGAATTTAAAACATCTTGCTACGTCTAATAATGGAACTAAACTTTTATATTGAACCCCACCAGAAAAAAGTTTAATTGAGTCATTTTGAGATGCCATTTTAGAGAAAAGATTGGGCATAATCCCAATTCTCATAGTGTCTCCCGAATATCCATAAACAGAACCTAAGCGAAGTATAATGTATTTTTTATTTGAATTTCTTATATCATTTTCATTTTGGACTTTACATTTTGAATAAGTTAGGACTGGGCATGGTACAACTTCTTCTTCTATATCTAATTTTGTTTCATTAAATCCTTCGTAAACTACATGGGTCGAGGGAAAGATTATTTTACAGTTATTAGAGATGGAATTTAAAATATTCAACGTTCCATCAATAGCCCCCTCAATAATTTCTTTATCTTTTTCTGGAATTTCTTGAGTTTTTACATATGCGACATCAGTAATTCCAGCTAAGTGATGAACAACATCCGCGTCTTTGCAAATCTCTAGAATTTTTTCTTTATTTAAAATTGAAGTTTGATAAAATTGAAATCCCCAATCTCTTAACTGTTTAACTTTTTCAGAAATAAATCTTGAATCTAAAACTATTATATTTTTATATCTTGTTTCGCCAGAATATAATTTGCATAATTCACTACCAATATATCCAAGTCCACCAGTTATAACTATTTTCTTCATAATTTATATTTTATGTTGGTTTTATTAAATAATCAAACTTATTTTTGATAAAATCAACCATCCTCTGAGGATAAGAATATGTATTTAGGTCTATAACTTGTAAATTATCAAAATAATATTTTTGAAATTTATCTTGATATGTATAATTTGTTCTATTAAATAAATCGGAATTTGAATTTATTTTATTATTAATATTATTTAAATAATTTGAATTGTTAAATTCTTGATGTGAATAACTTTGTATCTTGGTCTTAATTCTTTCTGGGCCTCCAACAAAACTAAGATGCCAGCCACCATTAAATATTTTATTGATATTTACTCTCTCGTTTCTTAAGTGAGTTAAAGAATTAGACTTTGTTTTTTCGTAATATACAATATAATTTCCATACCAATTTGTATGAGCTATATTATTAATATAATAATTATGGCAATCCATCATGATACAATGATCTACTAGAGACTTTTCTTTTACTTCATCTATAACATTTGGATTTGGAATTTCGTCTAAATCAGAAACCATGATTACATCATCATATTGACAATTTATTAGCCCAAGTTTAATAAATTCTCTTTGCATGTAATCTCTGGCGAATGTTGGAAATTGTTTTAATCCATTTTCATTTTCGACATTAAAAATATCTATAATTTTATTATATTCTATATCATATTTATTTGAACTTTGTTTTTTTATCGGATTTAGAATATCATTAGGCATTTCTTCTTTAACGTGAATTATTTTATCTAAATATTTAGAGAATGTTTTTTTATTATTTTCAAAAAATAATTCTTTGTCTTTATTTGAATGAGTTTTATTTGTTTCGCTTATTACAAAATAATCAACGTGATTATATAATAGCTCTAGTCTTATTTCCAGTAGGTCTAATTCATTAAAAAATTGAAAACAATCGTATATTTTTTTCATTAATTTAATCCATTCTTTTCATAAAATTGTAGCGCTTCTTTTTTACAAGTTTCGTAATCGAAGATCTCTCCTTCTCTATCAAGATAATTAAAACCTCTAGCATATGAATCTCCCAATGACCAATATCCATTGCTTATGTTATGTTTCGCCCAATATTTTGGAGCTAAAATTAAATTAGCTTTTTTATTAAGCCACCCCGCCCACCATCCAAAACTAGAATTCGATAATATTATATATTTACTTTGATTAATTACATAAAAGTCAAAGCCAATATCTAAATGATAGCAAGGATAATCTCCTATATAAAATCTTGCGCAATCTGAATCATCTGTTATAATTATAAATTTCATCTTAGGATTTATATTCAACATGTAATCTATTGAATCTTTCCAATACTCCGCTCTACATATTAAATTCTTAACATTTCTGTATTCCCCACCTCTAAAATTTATAGCGCAAAGATTTTGATCTAAAATAATACCTAATTCATTTAATTTTTTATTATATAAATCTATATATTCATCCATTATTTGAAACCAATCTGAAACGTCTTTTTTCCTGTCTATTAGATAATCTTCGGATTGGGATATTAAATGTATCATCGTGTTATCTTTAATATTAAAAACATTAGAATCGTACATATTAATTAAACATTTATCATCTTTGTATTCATGAAATTTATGTTTATCATAGTATTCATTATTTATTCCTTCGTATAAATTTAAGCCATGTTTATTTTTACCAATAACTTTTAATTTTTCGCCATAATTAACATTCATAAAATAAAATTGGCTTTTTCCGTTATAGTAATCATGCGTAGGTATTGGATTTATTCCCCAAGTATAACCCAATTTTTCCGCTACGATTCTACAAATAGAATAATACCACATGTGATTTCCAAAATTGCCAGTTAGATTTGTTGTTATCATAGATTATATAAATTTTGGATAATATTTATTTAATCCTTCATAGTTGTGAAATGCAAATGGTTTAATATTTTCTATTTCAGGAATATAGTGTTCATGGGAAAAATATTTTGCAATTTCTATATCTGCAAATTTCATACCATTTTTTATATATTCATGTCTATAATTTACGCATATAAAACCATCTTCATTTGAATATCCATGAAATTTTTTCCATTCTAAATTTAATTTATTCGGAAGATCTATTAATCTTTTACTTCTTAAAGAAACGCTATTTCCAACTCTAATTATATTTTGATTTATATCTCTATATGAAAAATTATCGGTTGGTAATGGCCAAGGCGCTCCTATATAGTCGTATTCTAAGAAATCATCACGCCAACTTTCCGGATTTACAATAAAACCATTATCATGAATTAATATTGCATATTCTGTATTAATATATTTACCTAAAGAATATATTATATGATAGTTCCATTCATCTATATTTGAAATTTTTTGAATAAATTCATGTTTTATATTTGGAGATAAAATATGGGGTTTTGTATCTGATACAATTTTAACTTCTGCGAATTTTATATTTCTACAACTATATTCTAGTGCTTTAATTGTTTCGGGAATCTTAACGGAAGTGACAGCTATTAAAGTTATTTTAGTTAAATTTAACATATTTTAACTACAAATCATTTTTATTCCATCTTCAATTGATATCTTTGGTTTAAAACCCAAGCTATGAAGCTTCGAAACGTCCATGTAAAAATCTCTAGATTGAACTAAATTGTGAAATTTTGGCGTTTCTATAGAATTTATTTTGCTTGAACTGTTAAGTATTGTTTTTGCATATTCTATAATATATCTAATTGATATTGGTTTACCGCTACCTACATTATATATAGAATTATATTCTCCATTTTCACAAATCATTTTAATTGCTGCGCAAATATCAAATACATGCATCATGTCTCTTAAAACATATCCATCTTCATAAAGATTAATTTCTTTATTTTCTTTTAAAAGATTAATCATATATTGAATTGCATTTTTCTTTCCAGAACATTTTGCGTCACCATTGCCATAAACATTACATAATCTAAGTATTCTATATTTAATATTAAAATACTGACAATAAGTAGCAAGTAATTGCTCTGCTGTTCTTTTTGTGATGGAATAAAATCCTGTTGGATCACAGTAATCACTTTCTCTTGCTGGTAGCCTACATCTTCCATATACAAACCATGAACTTATAAAATTGAAAGTTAAATCTTTATTCTTGCAATTTTCTAAAACTTTCAATAATTTTGTTATATTAGTTTCTACATCTTTATGTATATTTTCTAGCATATTATAATTATCTATAGTACTAATCATATATAGAATATTATTATTTTTTGGTATATCATCTTCTCTTGGGTGAACGTATACTTTATCTTTAAAAAGACTTTTAAAATTAGATCCTATAAAACCTGTACCACCGAATAGGTCTATCTTATTCGATGTATTCATTTATTTTATTTTCTATATATTTTATATTATCTTCTGTAATTGTGGGAGAGCAACCTACAAAAAATACTTTTTCTAAAACTTTATTTGCATTTGGATAATTTTTCCAATCTTCTAAATGTTTATATGCCGGATGCAATAATATATTACCTGCAAAATAATTTCTAGTTTGTATACCGTTGTTCTCAAGATAGTCTACTAAATTATTTTTAGATAAATAGCATCCACAAATAATAGGCACTCCAAACCATGATACATCTGCATTTTCGAATACAGAAGGAAATTGTAAATCTTTAATTTTAGAAAAAATACTTTCAATTTTATTTTTGTTCAAAACTCTGATTTGATGAAATTCCTCCATCTTTTTTAATTGAATTAATCCAATCGCTCCTTGTAAATCTAGTGGTTTTAAGTTATATCCTATTTGAGTAAAGAAATACTTATGATCAATATTATATGGAACTTCTTTAATCCAATTAGAAAATCTAGCATTACAGCTTCCATTCTTCAATAAATTACAACTTCCTATGCAATAGCAATCTCTACCCCACCATGCAAAGCTTCTAGCTATTTTAATAATTTCTTCTACATTTGAAGAGACCATGCCTCCCTCTCCAGTAGTTAAATGATGAGCTGGATAAAAAGAGCAGCTTGAGGTTACGCAATATTCATTAAGATGTCTATTTCTCCATTTGCTTCCAAAACTATCGCATCCATCTAAAATTAATTCTATGTTATATTTTTTAGAGATTTCAATAAGTTTATCAAAATCTGGTGGATTACCTAAAACAGGAGATATGAATATAGCTTTTGTATTTTTAGTTATTTTAGATTCCAATTGATTTAGGTCAAAATTTAAGGTATCAAACTCAATATCTACAAATACTGGTTTTAAATTATTTTGAATAATTGGGTTTAAAGTAGTTGGGAAGCCTACTACAGATACTAAAATTTCATCATTATCTTGCCAGTTAAAATACTTTTTAAGTGCAGCGACCATAACTAGATTAGCTGAACTACCTGAATTAACCATTACTGAATATTTTTGGTTTATTTTTTTAGAAAATTCTTTTTCAAATTTCGCAACGCTTTCACCACTTGCAAGCCATTTGCCAAAAAGAAGATTATCTATGGCTTCAACAAGTTCTTCTTTTGTATATGATGGCCCACCATAATAAACTTTATTTTTTGTATCTTTTAGATTATGACAGAATTGAGGTATAAATAAAGACTCTTCTTTTTCAAGAGATAAAAGAAAACTTAATATTTTATCTTTTCTGTTCACTAGTATTTTATATTATAAGGTTAATATTATATTTTGTCAAAATATATTCAGTTTCTTTATTTTTTATCTCTTGTGATATAATGCTAGAAGATTGTTCCTGACTTAATCTATTTACAACATTAATTTTATTTAAAATTTTTGGTAACCCGAATTTTCTGTATAACCTTTCGTAATAATCAACGTCCATTAACCATGTCAAATTTTCATCAAACATCATAATGTCTTCTGTATTTTTTATGGTCAAGACACTCGGACAACTAATTGTATTGTTCCCTAATAATATATTTGAGTTATAGGTTGGATAAAATGGCCTAATATATCTATAATTTTTGTCGTCAAGATGTTCTGTTCCTGTTACAAGCCAGTAGGTGTCTCTATCGATTTCTTTATATATATCTGACAAGCTATCTTTTGAATATAAAAAATCGTCTTGAAATAGTATTTTGATAAAATCACCTTTACATTTTTTTATTGTATTATTTAAATTACCAGACATGCTTCTGTTTGGATTTTTAAAATAATTGATATTTAATTTTTGGGAATAAATTCGACATAACTCTTGGATTTTATCATCTAAACTATTATCAGATACTACTATTTCAAAATCTCTAAAAGATTGATTTTCTAAAATATTAAGGCTGAATTTTAAAAATTCAACTCCTTTCCCATTAGCTTCGTATGCGGGGATAGCTACTGAAAAAAACATATTTATATTTTAATCCATTTTTCTAAGGCTGGATCGGATTTTTTAGGTCCATTTATACCAAACCAATTTTTAGGTGAAATTATTATTTTATTTTTATTTTTATTTATCCAAGCTCCCCACCAACTAAATGTACTGTTTGTTATAATATTATTTTGACATTTCGACATCATGTACAAATCCGTAATGTTATCTTCTCCTTCAATAAAAATTGTTTTATTAAATTTTATATTATCTTTGCACCAGTTAATATCATCAGAGAAAACTAGTACGTTTATATTATTATCAGTTAATAAATCATATGCATTTTTAAAATAATCTAAAGATTGATTATAATGAAAATCAGATAAAGATATATAATCTGTTCTCCTGACGTGAATTGATACTGTGTTTTCACCAAGTACTGGATATTTATTTTTAATATAATTATCTAAATCATCTTGGATTTCTAGTTTATTCCTTATTGTTGTCTCTGAGTCTTTAAAAAAAAATTCGTTCTGCCAGTAACCATATAAATATGTTGGATTTACATATTGTATATCAAAAGAGTTTAAATCAGTTTCTTTAATAATGTTTACATTTTTATTTATATCTTCCGGTTGAGCGATATTAATTTCAATATTTTTAAATTTATATAATTCAAACTTTCTATGATTTTGATTTAAATAAAAAGATATATCAAAATTAATCTTTGTATTATTTTTTAGGGCTAAATTTTCTGCTACTGCCCATTGAAAAAGTTGATTACCCAAACCTCCTTGCAAAAAAGTAGTAATCATTATTTTTTATAATTTTTAATACAATATTCAATTTTATCATGAATATTTTCTATTTTAAATCCGCTTTCTAATAGTTTTGAATTATCTAACACGCAATTTGATCTTGGTGTCTTTGCGGCTTTTTGGTAAAATTCTTCTTCATTTTTAAAAAAAGTAAATTTTCTTTTTGTTATGTATTTATTTAATAATTTAGTAACATCAAACGTGTTAATTGAACCTGTATTAGTTATATTGTATATTCCAGGCTCACATTCTTTCTCTATAAGATAAAGACAGGCTTGAATAAACTCATCTGTATTACTCATAGAGTTTTCTACATTTAAAAGTTTTTTATAATTTAATATTTTTGTTATATAATTTTTAGAAGATTCTCTATCGTCAAATGGAATTCTTAGTCTGCATATATAAACATTTTTATCAAATTTTAAGATATCCTCGCCAGCGGCTTTAGTTCCGCTATAATAAGAGCATGGCTGTTTATCAAAACAAAAATTAGGCGTATCAATTTCTTTAAATCCATTTTCATTTTTTGTGCCACTATATATACATCCACTTGATACATGTACCCATTTTTTATTTAAATCATTACATATTTTTGACAAATTTTTAGGCAATGTATAATTTTGTAACCAGCATAATTCTTTATTTGATTCGCAGGCGTCAACATTTGGTTTACCAGTATATCCAGCGCAGTTAATAATATATTTTGTATCTATTTTTTTTAATATTTTATAAAGTTTTGTCGTATTTAAAAAATCGCAATTTTTTCTATTAAGAGCAACGACGTCATAATTTTTACTTTTTAAAAAATTAGTAAAATTTTTACCTACGAATCCATTTGAGCCTAAAACAACTATCTTCATGTTAATATATTATATTTAATCTATTTATCAAAATCAAAAATATCGCGGTGAATATAAATCTTGGGTTCTCTTATTTAATAAGAATACCGAGTGGTTCTGCAAATTTTGATATACTTTTGGTTCATAAGTATATTCAACTAAAACTTTATTTACATTATAAAATTTACAAAAACTTAAACATCTTAGCCATAAATCTAAATCTTCTGCGTATTTATATGTATCATCATATCCACCGATAAAATTAAATATATATTTTTTATAAATAACGCTAGGATGAGCTATCGGATTTCTACCATTAATTAACCACTGTTTTATTATCGTATCGTCTGTTGGGTATTCAGAATATTCAAATGGTAAAATAATATTTTCATTCGCTTTGATAAAATGCATTTGCGTGCCACATATATCTACTTCTTTATTTTGCATTAAAAAGTTCATCTGAATTTCAATTTTATCTAAATGCCAAATATCATCTTGATCCATTCGGGCTACGTATTCTATTTCATCATCATTCTGAATTTTATATAATCCAGCATTTAGAGCTGCTCCTATTCCAACGTGCGGAGACTTAATATAGACTAAATGATTGTAATTTTTTATTTCTTCTATTAGATTATCCGAGGACATGTTATCAACTAAATATATTTTATATTGATTTTTTTTAAAAAAAGTTTGATTTATTACAGAATCTATAGCTCTTTTAATTGTTTTTCCGCCGTTCCTAACTGGGAGAAGTACGCCAATTTTCATAAATATTTCTGTATCACTTTCTTAGTATAACCGAAAGAAGATATATTTAATTCTTTAATCGCTAAATCTATCTCTACAGAATTTTCATTAAAATATTCTTGTCTATCTTTATGAAAAGATAATATAGGTTTAATATCTATCTTTTCTGAAATTAAATTTATAATTTGTTCAATTTTCATAAATTCAATTCCAGCTATATTTAAAATGTTCTTGTCTTTTATATCACAAGTTTTTTGACAAATACTCACTAAATCTTCTACGTCAAGCAAGCTTCTTAAGGATTCTGGATATATGAATATATTTCTAGTATCGCGTATAGATTTTACTAAAAAATTTATAAGATTAGCTTTGTTCCCGCCTTTACCAATTATCTGAGGCAATCTATAAATGCAATATTTTTCCGCATTGTTTTTAATTATATCTTCAATTTTAATTTTATGATTTGTATATGTAGATTTTATACTAAAAATAGAAGTTGTGCTAAAATATATAATTTTTTTATTTTTATTATTTTTAATAACATTTAATAATAAGTTTTCTTCTCTTTTATATTCTAAAAAATTTTTTTCTAGAGAATTGGAGACACCAGAAGCAAATATTATTTTATCTTCTTGATTTTTGAAATTTATAAAACTTCTTGCGAGTAATCCATTACCTGTTATCATTTTAAAGAGAGTCTATAGTATCCCAAAAATATTTTGGTCTTCCAATTAAATATTCTTCTGTTTTGGTCTCGTCTTTCCACCACCATTCAGTTATATGTTGAGAATTTATATTGGTTATAATATCTAATCCTAATAATCTTGCTTCTATAATACATCTCGGACAAGTATCATCTATAACAGGAAGAAAGATGATTCCCTTATATTTGGACAAAGCCTCTATATGTTTTTCATATTCTTGCACTGGTAAAATATCATAATCTATTCGATTTGCTTCGCAAAAATTTTTAGCTTCTTCTAGGCCCTTAGCTTTGCTATGCCATCCACCAAATCCTTGTAGAATTGCGTACTTATTATTCTTCGGCACATTTTTAAATTTATCGAAAAGTTTAAATGTATTTTTTGAAAAACATGAAGAAAGTATACCAGTCTTAGAAAAATCAATGTTTGGCATATGATTTATATATATAGCTCTTTGTCTTTCAGACATAAAGAAAGAGAATAAAGAGTTCTTTGCAATTAAATCGTAGATTTTAGAAAGAGATGGATGACCAGTTAATCCATGCGGGCACGAACAAACCTGATTAACTAAAGTCTTGTGAGGTATTTCTCCTCTATATGGACAAAAATTATAATCAAATTCTAATTTTATAAATTTAGTTTTATTGAATAATTCTTCAATTACCAATGGATTTGGATTGTTAATTAATGACATGATATTGCCTATAATCCATAATTTATCAGAATTTTCTTTTATACTAGATAGCGACAATGAAGCTGTTTGAAGAGAAAAGATATCTTTTTGTCTATCTTCTAAAATAGACATCGTAGTTAGATTTGTGCCTCCAATTTCTATGGCATTATCATCGAGAAGTATGTATTTTTTAAACATCCGTGTTTATTATACCAAGCTTATAACAATAATTCAACTATAATATTAAGGTAGGTTATGTTAATTTATAATAGATTTTAACTTGTTTTTTAATTTTATATATTTTTGATATGCCTCTGTATCTGTAATATCTAATTCAATTTCTGCATTAGCTTTCTTTTTAGGTTTAGAAAATGTATTTAAACAAATGGCTATTTTTTGTTTTTGTTTATATTTTTCGTCTTTCATAAATTCCATGCATCGATTCATGTATTTATTTTTATCTTCATTTTTCTTAGGGTTAGGTATTGGCATATATTTTAATTACACTTATTTTAAGATATTTTATATTTGACAAAGTATATTGTTTGTAGTACTATGGTATACTACATATCGCCCTATTAGCGAAAAGGTTTACCGTACTCCTTAAAATGGTGAGTTTGGTTAGTTCTAGCGTCGGGCAACGCTATCAAAGCTTGCGACCCGAGAAACCAGAGAAATCTGGGAGTGTAGGTGTAAGGGCTAACGCGCGATGGATGATCCTACCGACATCCGATAAGCGTTAGGGGCCGAAAGGCTATGAACTCAATTGGGAAGTTGAACTAACGGCTCTTACAGCCCTGTATGATTACAGGGAAAGCTTTGCTTTGAAGAAGCTCATTGGGAAGTTTTAATATAAACGTTTCCTACACTCTTTTTAGCTACCTTAAAGTTATGAACACTTATTTGTAAAATTTTCTTTTATTTTTTTAAAAAAGGCTGTAAACTCTTCTTTAAGACTATGAGTAAAAATTTTGTTGTTAAAAAAAGAAATGGTGTTTACGAAAAATTTGATATAGATAAAATCCATAAAGTAATTAGTTGGGCAATAAAAGATCTGACTAATGTAAGTTTAACTGATATAGAAATAAATGCAAAAATAAATATTGTAGACGGAGTCACGACTAAAGAAATACATAAACTGTTAATCGAATCTGCCGCTAATTTAATCTCAATAGAAAAACCGAATTACCAATATGTTGCAGGAAGACTTTTAAATTATCAATTAAGAAAAGATGTTTGGAAGGGTAAACATGCTCCAAGACTATTAGAGTTTATTAATCAAGGTTTAAAAAATAAAATCTATGATGCTATTATATTAGAAAAATACTCAGAAGATGAAATTAATAAAATGGGTGAATTTATTGATCACGAAAGAGATTACAATTTTACATACGCAGGAATAAAGCAATTATGTGATAAATATCTTATTAGAGATCGTGTTACAGGAAAAATATATGAAACTCCTCAATTCGCTTACGTTTTGATTGCTGCTTATGCTTTTATAAATTATCCATTGGAAACAAGATTAAATTATGTTCGTAAATTTTATGATGCTATTAGCAAACACAAGATAAACCTCCCAACACCAGTTATGGCTGGGGTAAGAACTCCTAGTAAAAATTATGCAAGTTGTTGCTTAATTGGAGTTGATGATAGTAGAGGTAGCATTACCGCAAGTGCAACTGCTGTAAGTATGGCTACAGCTAGTAGGTGTGGAATAGGTATAGATGTCTCAAAAATAAGAGCTATCGGATCACCTATTAAAAATGGAGAAGTAGTTCATACTGGATTGATTCCATTTCTTAAGATTTACGAGAGTAGCGTAAAGGCATGGCAACAAAATGGTCTTCGTGGTGGAAGCGCCACTTGTAATATTCAATGGTGGCATTATGAAATTGAAGATATTGTAGTACTAAAAAATAATGCAGGAACCGATGATAATCGTGTCCGTAAATTAGATTATACTGTTGGTATGAGTAAACTATTCTATGATAGAGTTCTAAAAGATGAGGAAATTACTTTATTTAATACTGCTGAAGTTCCAGAATTATACGAGGCTTGGGGGACCAAAGACTTTGATAAAATTTACAAAGAATGCGAAACTAAAAAATTAAAAATTAAGAAGAAAGTTTCTGCTCGTAAACTATTCTCTTTGATTATCAAAGAAAGAGTTGAAACTGGTAGAATTTATATTTTAAATATAGATCATGCTAATAATCATGGAGCTTGGTTAGATAAAGTTACAATGAGTAATCTTTGTACCGAAGTTATTCATCCTACAATACCACTAAATGATTATCACGATAAAAATGGTGAAATTGGTATGTGTATTCTTTCGGCAGTAAATATGCTAGAAATTAAAAACTGGCAAGATCTTGAAAAGACTTGCGATCTTATCGTAAGATTTCTTGATGAAATCATTGATATTCAAGATTACTTTAATATTGCTGCTGAAAATTTTGCAAAAAAACGTCGTAGTCTTGGAATAGGTATAACTAATTTAGCTGCTTATCTTGCTAAAAATGAATTAAAATATACATCAGATAAGAGTCTTCCAGTTCTTGACGAATGGATGGAGCATTTTCAATATTATCTTTTGAAGGCGAGCTTAGAGCTTGCTAAAGAAAAAGGCAAGTGCGAAAAATTTGATAGAACAAAATACTCTAAGGGAATTCTTCCTATTGATACTTATAAAGATAAAGTAGATGAATTTTGTAAAAGAAAACTATCTCTTGATTGGGAAAAACTAAGAAAAGATATTAAAGAATTTGGTTTAAGGCATTCTACATTATCATCTTGTATGCCATGTGAAAGTAGTTCAGTAATTCAATCATCTACAAATGGAGTTGAGCCTATTCGCAGCTTGATTACTTATAAGATGAGTAAGATGGGTAAATTACCAGTATTAGTTCCTGGAGTTGGAAAATATGATGATAACTATGAATTAGCTTATAATTTCAAAGATAATTCTGGTCTATTAAAAATTAATGCAGTTATTCAAAAATATATTGACATGGCAATATCAACTAATGTATACTATAATTATTCTCATTATGAAAATAATGTTCTTCCAGATGCCAAAGTAATGAAAGAGATTATGTATGCTTACTCTTTAGGTCTAATTAGTCTTTATTATAATAATACAGACGATGGAGATAAGGAACAATTAATGAATCAAAAAGAAGATCGTGATTGTTCATCTGGGGCGTGTAAATTATAACTTATGAAAAGCGTTTTAAATTTAAAAAATATAGACTATACAAAACAACCATTATTTTTTGGAGAAGATCTTAATCTCCAAAGATATGATCGTTTTAAATACCCTATCTTTTTTGAGCTTTTTAAAAAGCAAGAAGAGTTCTTTTGGTGGCCTCATGAGATAGCATTAAATAAAGATCGTAGTGATTATAAGGAGTTAGCTGGTCAAGAAAGGTTTGTATTTGACACTAATTTAAAATTCCAAACTCTTGGAGATAGTATGCTTTCAAGAAGTATTCATTCATTAAAAGATTACGTAAGTAATCCAGAACTTGAGATATGCATGAATACTTGGCAAAGATTCGAAGGAATTCATAGTTATTCTTATTCTTATCTACTTAATAATGTGCATCCAGATGCAAGCAAATTCTTTGATAGTATTATGGAAGACAAAGAGATTGTATCTCGCGCAGAGTTAATTAGAAATAATTTTGATAAAATTCTTGGCGATGATGATAAAAAAGATTTAAAACAAAAGATATTTGATTGTATTCTTTCTGTTAATGTTATGGAAGGTCTTGTATTCTATGTTTCATTTGCCTGCTCTTTCTATTTTGGATATCGTGGTAAAATGGAAGGTAATGCCAAGATTATTAAGTTTATTCAAAGAGATGAAGCCTTGCATTTTGCTACAACTCAAAATTTAATAAAGATTCTTAAAGAAGAAGAGAAAGAAGGTTTTACTTCTATAGTTAAAAAGAGCGAGGATAAAGTTTACGCTTTCTATGAACAAGCGGCTAAAAATGAAATTGAATGGGCAGAATATTTATTCAGTAAAGGATCTCTATTAGGATTAAATGCCGAAGTTCTAGGCGGTTATTCAAAATGGCTTTGCGATGCGCGTCTAAGGTCATTAGGATATAAGAAAATATTCAATCAGAAGGATAATCCTATAGCTGGATGGTTAGATAGTTACCTTGACAGCAGTAAAGTTCAAGTTGCTCCACAAGAAACAGAGATATCAACTTACAAGATTGGCGCAAGAAAAACTGATATATCTGATGATGATTTTGGTGATTTTAAGTTATAATATTTAATATTTAAAGTGTAAATATATGTGTGAATTTAGATATCACAACAGTATTTAATCTTGTTATAGGAGCCTTATCATTTTTAGGAGGGTGGCTATTTACCAGAGTATTCTCTATATCTGATCGTCAAGAGAAGCTTATTAAGGATTTAAATGATAAAACCTTTAGTGATTTTATAGCTTTAAGGAAAGAAGTAGAATTAGAGAGTCGTAAACACCAACAAGAGATAGCTGATTTAGCTTTAAAAGTAAGCACTACTTATGTTACTAAAGAATCTTTTGAAGCCTATTTTGATAGAATAGAAGCTAAACTAGATCGTAATTTTGAAGTGATTCAGCAATATTTAATAAATAAAAAATAAAATGAATAAAATTGCAATAATTATAATTGCAACTAATTCATATTTTATTCTCGGTTTACGTTTCATAAAAAAATTTATGCATTATTATAATGGAAACTCAATTATAAAATTTTATTTTTTTTCAGATCATGATCCTAGAAATTATTTTTCATCAGATATAAATTTAGAATATATATATACAAAGCACAATAACTGGTTAGATGCAACAAATTCTAAGTTTTATAATATTAAATCTTTAGAAAATAAGGATGAGGATTATTTTTATTATTTCGATGCAGACACAAATATAATGAAAACATTTGATGAAACTTGGTTTTTGGGTGAAAGTGTCGGGGCGGAACATTTTGGAAATAAATCATGGTTAAAAAATGGAGCGGGATTTGATAAAAATCCAAGATCTAAAGCTTATGTTCCAGAAGACTCTAAATTAGATAAAATATATTATATGGGAGCTTTTTTAGGTGGAAAAAAAGAAAAAATTATGAAAATTGCTGAAATTCTTTTACAATGGCAATTAGAAGATAAAAAAATAAATTATGAACCAGGAGTTAATGACGAAAGTTATATAAATGCATATTTTCATTATAATCCTCCTAAAATAGTAAAAATAGAAAATTTTCCATTCTTGTATAGTGATAAAGGCGGTATGCAAGATACTAGAAATCCATTATTAGATATAGAATATCTTAAAAAGCAAGTTTTAGATGACAAGCATTCGATATTTGAAATAAAAGGTAAAAATATAATATTTAATAAATAAAAACTGTAATAATTATTATGAAGGTCTCGGAAAGAGATATAGATTTTTTTGCAAAAAAGCTCAATTTATCAGCAGAAAAAACTTTCTTATTGATAGAAGATCCTGATTGCTTGCCAGAAATATTAAATAAAGTTAGCGAAGAAGAAATTAATGGTATAGTTGATATTAGCTTTCCTGTGTTCGTTGAATTAACAATTATAAAATATAGTAAAGATTTAAATTATTCTTTTTATGAAAAAGATTATGTATCGGAAACAGTCGGATCAAAATTCTATGATTTAATAGAAACTCCATTACAAAATAAATATTTTTTCACTCTTGAACATAACGAAGACACTGCAAGATCTGTATTAGTGTTTTTAGGTTTTTTTTATAAAAGCTTACAAAAATTAAGAAGATCATACCCATCAGAAAATATATATTATAATATAGCGAAAAATGGATTTGAAAATTCAAATAAAGAAGAAATATCTTATCATCTTAAAGATTGGATTAAAGTATTAAGAAGAATTCAGAATGAGGTTTGGTTTTAGTATTTTTTTAATAAATCTTCTATAGAATACTTTTTATGCATATACTCAGAAACTTCTTTTAAAACACTCATTTCTGCATCTCCAAATCTTCTAGGCTTAACTTTAACTTCAAAATTGCAATTATTTATTTTTTTATAAATTTGTATCATTTCTTTTACGCTTGTACCAATTCCGTGCCCTAAATTTTCTATACGATTCGCTGGTTTATCAAAAGCTTTAATTATAGCAGAGCATACTTCATTTACGTGAACATAATCTCTAATACATGTTCCGTCTTTAGTATTATAGTCATCACCATAAATATAAAATATTCCTGTTTTTTCTGCGTTTATTAAACTTAAGAATAAACCATCTGGATTTGTGGGTAGAACTCCATCAGATCCTATTACATTATAAAATCTAAAAATTGTATAATTTTTATTATTTTTCTTACAAAAACTTTCGATAATTATTTCTGCCATTTTTTTAGAAAATCCATAAGGATTATTTAGTTGAGACGCCGCACCAGTAGAAGAAAATATAAAATGATTATAATTAATATTTTTAAGAATATTTAAAGTTCCATTAACATTTGTGTCAAAATATTCTTCTGGATATTTCATTGATTCGCTTACGCTTATAAGAGCAGCAAGATGAACTACGACATCATATTGTTTATTTAAAATTTGTAATTTCCTAATATCGATACCATTTTTTATATCTAATGTATCTATTTGATAGGAAGCGCCTAGAATTTTTATCAAATGTTTTCCTATGTACCCTTCTGATCCGGTAATAAGAATTTTCATTTAGATTTTAGCTAATTCTATCTGTCTGAAGGGTGTTTTTTACCTTTACGTTTTTTAGACCAATTTTTAAAATATTTTTCTTTTACTGGATCTTTACCATATATCTTCTCTCTCTTTTCGGATAGTTCTTTACTTCTATCAAATAAATCTCCTAAATTACCTTTTTGCTTAGATGTAACTTGAACAAAATCTTTTTCTGTAGAATTTACATTCAATTTATCTTGAGTGTTTATTTGTGGAGAAGTATAAACTCTATTCCATTTAAGCCCATCTTCCGTATATTCATGTTTATCATGTACGCTTTGTACGATCTCTTTCAATTCTTCAGTTTTTGGATTTTTATATATGTATATTGGCACTTTATTTAAATAGTTGCAAAAGTTCATCAACAGTATTATTAATTGTAAATTTTTCTTGCAATTTAATACCATTAGTATTTATTTTATTTGAATTAAATCTATTTATTGCCATTTCGCATCCTTCAATAAAATCTTCCTTAGTAAACGTAAATATATTCCCCTGATTAAATTTATTGCCTTTATGAAAAAATAAATTATCGTATGCTTCTATTTTACTTGATGGCTCAACCAAAACTGAATTATCCTTATTAGCCCAATCTTTGTAAGAATGAGCATTCAATATTACCGCGTGTTTTCCTAAAGCTACGGAATGAAATTCTGGTAGACCCCAGCCTTCCCCTCCACTCATACCTATAATAATATCAGCGCTATTCAAGAAGTCATTGTAAGCTTCATTTGTTTGAATATATGGAAAAAATGATATATTAAAATATCTTTTACCTTCAAGGATTGAATTTATTAAATTTTGCTGATCTTCTGGTTTTATAAAAGGGTTGTATATTGCACATTGTAAAAAATATTTACCATTATTGCCATATTTCTCCAACCAAGATTGTATAATAAGTTTATGATTTTTTCTTTTTTCTAATTTGCCTACTAAATTAAATGTTATTCTTTCATTATTAAAATAATTTTTATTTTTTATATGAAAATTATCTGAATCATAAAATAATGGAATATATTTTACATTATTACATCCATTATTTTTAAAAACTTCGCACGCATAATTTGAAGAGAATATGACATTCTCGTTATTTTTAACAATATTTAATTCATAGTTTGTCGGCGAGTCTAGTTCATAAAAAGAAAATAAGATTTGTTTTTCAGCAAAACTCTCTAAAGATCCATTTATGTGCCATAATTTAAATATTTTATTTTTTCTAGAATAAGTTTCATAAGCTTTTTCTATACTATATTTAATCCAATCAAAGAATAATTTATCTTCTTTTTGAGAAGAAAGATCTACTTGATTTCCTATTGGAAATATGTTGAGATTAAAATTTCTTTTAAATAATTCTTTAAGAATAGCTACGGAAACTTGCCCAAAGCTAACATTATTAATTGGCAAATTAACGTCTAAATCCATTATAGTAAATCTTCTTCTTGAATTGAATCTTTTACTACTTTATCTTTGGGTTGAATTTTTTTTTCGGTAACAGACTCTGCATTTTTATTATTTTTGTCTAACGATACATATATTCTAAAATCTGGAGCAGTGTCCTTAGTTTTATTTTTATTGCTAAAAACTACAACATTTACTTTTGTTTTTGTTCCCAATTCGTCTATATTTAGATAGCCAGACAAATATTTTTGATTTGCACTATCCTTTTTCCATAATGCTCCAATTTCTCTTTTAGACCAATCATTTTTTTGATTAACTTGTTGATTATTATTTTGTTTTGTATTCATATTTATAATTATACGTTATAAACTAAAAAAGTCAAGTTTAAATTTTATCATTATAATTCGTGCATTTATTTTTTAAAAATAAAATGTATCTTCTGTACAGATTTATAGCTGTTTGGGTACTGATACCAAGTTTTTTAGCTATAAAATTCCATGATCTATTTTTTTTCTTATTTGAATAAAAACGCATTTTAAATATTTTATATATTCTTTGATCTTTTAAAGATTTTAATATATTAAGAATATAATCTTGCTGATCTTTAGGAGACTTGTTTAATAAGTCTTGATTTTTTTCTATTAAAAACTCCAGAGTATCATTATCAGTTGGAAAAACTTTTGAATTTTTATTTAAAAAATTTAAACAATGATATCTCGTTTGATTGCCCAACCATGTGGAAAATTTTATATTTTTTTCTTCATTAAAAGACAATACAGATTTATATATAACAATATTCTTGTCTTCGAATACATCTCTCGCATCATATCCGACTTGATATATAAAATGCTGATATCTTCTTACCATTTCGCAAAAAATTCCACTATGTCTATTAATTAGACATTTTAGAGATTCATTGTCTTTATTATTTTTTACATTATTAATTAAGTCTAAGTCTGTCATAAATTTTTTCCATATTCTTTTTTATTAATTCATATAAAGCATTTGTATCTTGACATGTATCCCAGGATATACAAAAATCAGAAACAGTTTTTAACTTATTATCATTTGACTTCTCTTCTATATTGGCAGGTAAAACCAATGAGCCATCTTCTAATTTTCTAGAAATATGAATCAGAATTCCTCCGTGAGATTTTAACCACGCATATTCATCTTCCTTGTATTCTATATACCTAATATCTGTTATTATTGGAACTATAGATTGCTCTTTCAATTCTTTAACTTTAATATCTATTAAAGAAGTCCAATATTTTCCTTCCGTTTGAATTCTTCTGCACTTTCCGTAAGCGACCATTAATGGTCTAATTAATTCTTTATCTGCACCATCGCATTTATTTAAATGTATTTTAAATTTTTTATACACAAAATCAGCCATTTCATTTTTTAATTCATCTGCTAAAGCTATTCTATGAGAATATATTCCTTTCTCTTTTAGAAATTTATTTAATATAGAATAAAATGTATCTTTACCAGATCTAGCTACACCAGTTATACCGATCATATAATTCATATTATAAATTAAAAAAAAATACTTGTCAAGAATTAAATTCTATGATATAAATCTATTATGGAATTAAATTTCATAATAATAATTTTATTTTCAATTTATTTATTTTATACTCTATGAATAGAATTAGTTTTGAAGACATGGCTATGAATATAGCTATAAACGCATCTTTAAGGTCCGAAGACAGATTTAAAAAAGTAGGATGTTGCATTCTTAATAAAGACGGAAGACTACTTTCTGTAGGATATAATGGTCTTCAATCGAAACAGAAAGTTAACAATTTATTTTGGAAAAATAGAGATCTAAGAAGAGAATATGTAATACATGCAGAAACAAATGCATTATCTTGTATAACTCGATATGATAAGCCCTATTTGCTAGCTTGCACACTTTTGCCCTGTCAATGTTGTAGTATAAATATTGCTTCTTATGGCATAGAAAAAGTTATATATATGGACGATTATATTAGAGATCAAAAATCTATAAATATATTTAAATTTTATAAGATAGAATTAATTAAATATAATGAATTTAAAAATTTATAAAATAAATAAAATAGCTAAAGATCCAGAAAAAATTACAAAAAATATTTTTAAATTTTTTTCTTATAGGGATTACGAAATAGGCAGTAAAAAAGATTTTTCTATTTCAAGTGGATTTATGATTGATAATATAATTTATAATATTACTCCTAGTGATTGTTTTAGAGATTTTAATTGTGTTGCAAGTTCCTTTTTTTCAGAAAATCCAAATCTTGATATTAATGTTCATTACGTATCAAAAGATATACAAGATACATATTTTCCGATAAGATATAAAATATTACCAAAAAATACTTGCATTTTTTATTTAACCATAGTATCATACCCTAATGAAGAAAATATTGTTTTTAATGTTATTGATAAATTCTAATTCTTATTGTCAAAATCAAACGTATATATATAAAAATTACGAAAGTTCAATCATACGTCAACCATATCCTAAATATGTTATAAAAAATAATTACATTTATAAAACATATCCAAATTCAATTATAAGAGTTCCCTATCCCGATTATACTATAAAAAATAATTATATATATAAGAATTACAACAAATCTATAATAAGAAAACCTTATCCACTAGGTACTCTATCTGATGGAATACCTGAATGATATAATACTTCCTATTTTCTTAAATACTACTATATTAGTAGTATGGTTTTTGACTAACGCATATTATGAATATGGCTCTTTAATTTTTCCTAAATTATTTAACAAATATAATCTATGGATAAAAGAAAATAGTTTTTTATATTTTGCAGATTATCTATCTAATTTTAATATTTTTTTTTACAAATTATTTTCATGTCCATTTTGCCTTGGGTTTTGGACTTCAATATTTTCTTGTTTAGTTTATAGTTATAATATAACATATATATGTGTAATATATATTATATCTATAGCGATATATTTTTTAATTAAACGAATATGCTGCAATTAGTTACAATAAAATCATCCATTGATTATATAAATTTATTCAAAAAAATACTAGAATTGAACCCTGAGGATAATATTCCAGCCCAATTAATAAATAAGATAAATAATATTGAAAATGGATGTAGATGCAAAAGAACCCAAAGATATAATGTCGCAAAAGATTCAGTTTCTTTTTATATTTCAAATTTAAACGAAGACATAAAAAACAAATTAAAAAATGCATACGACGCAGAAGAGATAAAATTTGAAATACTTAGTTAAAACTTGACTTACATTCAAGTTTTAAATATAATATAATTATGGAATTCAACTTAACAGAATTTTTATCTTCCAAAGATCCATTAAAAAAATTTGCGCATTGGTATATAAAATCCTTGGTAAAACAAAAGCATTTACCAGTAAATACATTATACGATAATGTTAATATCGTATCAAATTGCTATGGAGTTACTTTATTTAGACAAAACCCCTTTCAAGTGCAACTCTGGCTATGTAAAGCAAATGAAAAATCTCCAGAACACACCCATCCAGATGTTGATTCATATGAGGTATATTTTGGAGGAGATATTATTTTTACAAAAAATGGAAAAAAAGTTAAAGAAAAACCTGAACAATTAGAAAATTTGAAATCTTCAGCGTGGGGATGGTTCATGAGAATAAATTCTGATGATAAACACGAAGCAATTATTAACAAAATGAACTCCTCTTTTCTTTCGATACAATACTGGAAAAATAGTATACCAATTACAAGCATAGAAAGAAATTGGCTTGGAAATAAATTCGGGGAAAATCATAGAATTAATTAAAATATGCAAAAGCAAGAATTTAAAGAGGCACTTAGTTATGACGACATTTCATTATTGCCAAACTTTTCAGATATTGCCTCTAGAAAAGAAGTTGATACTGTCACAAAAATTAGTAAAAATAAATATATAGATATACCAATTATACTTTCTCCAATGGACACCATATCTTCTGTCAAGACATGCATAAAAATAAATCAGATTGGAGGCGCTGGAGTTTTACATAGATTTATGGATGTAGATGAACAAATGCAAAAGGCAAAAAATATTAAAGACCAAAGTAACTTTTGTATAACTGCAATAGGATTAAAAGACTGCGTGCAAAGAATTAGAGAAACATCAATTTATACAGACATTTATTTTCTTGATACAGCAAATGGATTAGCAAAAAATGTAGAAGATTTTTTAAGATGGTATAAAACTTCGGGTTATACTCAAGATATAATTGTCGGTAATACACTAACAAAAGAAAGCGTCTACAGACTTGCAAATTTAAAAGCAGACGGATTTAGGCATTTGATCGGCCCTGGTTCGATGTGTTTAACGCAAGTTAAAACTGGTATAGGATGCCCAAGTTTAACTGGAAATTATTATGCTTGGAAAGCCGTCAGAAATTGGCAATTATCTCAGGTTGATTTATTTAAACAAGACAAGCCAAATCCAGACTATAGACCAAGTGTACTAGCAGATGGCGGAATTAGATATCCTAAAGATTTAGTTAAAGCAATTGCTAGTGGATGCGACGCCGTTATTTGTGGAAGGATCTTTGCGGGTTTATCAGATGTAGTAAATGAAGAAGACATTATTGAAATTGATGGTCAAAGATTTGCTAAATACAGAGGAATGGCAAGTAAGGACGTGGTCGAAGATTATGATTTGTATGATGGAACTAAAAAAAATCTTTTCGTAGAAGGAGACAATACTTTAATACCAATCATAGAAGAAAAAACCCTAGAAGACGTAGTATTTGATTTTGTTAATGGATTAAGAAGCGGGATGAGCTATCTCGGATTTAGAGATATAGAGACTATGCGAGGTGGATTGTGGAATAATAAAATAAAAGCTGTTAGAAATACCGCTAACAGTATGTATGAAGGATTTGCCCATGGGAAGTAATTATGTATAACGCAGAATTATTAGATCAAATAAAAAAATATTTTTTAACAAAAAAAGATGAAGAATTATGCGGTTTAATTATCAAAATGAATAATGATTCTAAATTTATAGAATGTCAAAATATTTCTAAAGATAAAACAAAAAATTTTGCTATAAATCCATTGGATTATTTGATGGCATCAGAAATCGGCGAGATAGATTGTTGTGTTCATTCGCATCCAAGAGATAATACTTTTTCTATTAAAGATATAAATAACAGTATTAAACATAATATAAACTATTTGCTTTATAATATAAAAAAAGACAAATTTTATTTTTTTGATATTGAGAAATATAAAATATATATAAAATATATAAATTTATCATTTAAATTAGGTTATCAGGATTGTGCGACTTTAATATATAATTTTTTTAAAAATGAGTTAGGTATATGCTTGCCAATTCCTCCTAATTCGTTTGGAGTTTTAAATTATCAAGATTTAAAAAATAAAAATCTACATATTTGGAATTTGAATGATTATAAAGATAATGTTGAATTATTTAATATTATTTATCCAAAAAATTACGAAGATTTGAAACTCTATGATATTATAATTTATAATGATTCTAAAAAAAATCCAGTGCATGGGGCAATATATTTAGAAAATGAATTAATTTTACATCAAATGCAAAACACAAATTCTAGAATCGAAGGAATGAGAAAAGCTCATTTTAAATTTATAAATCATGTTGCAAGATATAAAAATATTTGATAATTCTATTTTAGAAGAAATAAAGATCTATTCTAATAGAAATCCGAAAGAAGAAGTTTGCGGGCTTATATATGAAAAAGATAAAAAACAAAAAATATTTAAATGTTCTAATATTTCTTCAAATAAGGAAACTAATTTTATAATAAATCCCGAAGATTTACATTTTTGTAGTTTTCGTGGCGAAATTCTTGCCGCATTCCATTCTCACTTAAAAAATTTTAGTTTTTCTTCAGAAGATATAGAAGAAAGTTTTAAAAATGAAATTTCATATTTATTATATTTAAAATCTTCAGATACATTTCATTTTTTTAATCCTGAAAAAAATTTATATTTAAAAAAATATCTTTTAAAGAGTCCTCAAATTCATATTCATAGCAAAAGCGAGGATTTAATAAAGTTGTTTTTTAAAAATGAATTTTCAATTGATCTAGAGATTTCTCTTAAGACTAGAGACTTGGTCTACGATAAAAAAAATTTTTATTTAATACAAAAAGAAGAAAAAATGGAATATTATGATATATTTATTTTAGGTGGGTTTGAAAATGACCAATCTAAGCATTTAGCTATATATTTAAAAAATAATCTAATTTTACATAGTATTTATAGTGAAAATAATATTATTGAAGGATTAAGTGATTGGCATTTAAAACATTTAGAATACATATTAAGATGCAAAAAATATATTGATTTTTTTTAAAATTTGAGTATAATTATTATTAATGATTAAAAATAATTTAAAATTTAATATTTTAAAGAAAATCTTAAATAAAAGGATGGCAGTTATAACTAACTATTCTAAATTAGAATACTATTACGGAGAAGTCTCTCAAATTATTGACGAAGATAAAGTTTTAATTAAAAATGACCATGGATATGAAAATGAAGTTTCAATTTTTGATTTAAGAAATCCAGCACAGGAATTTTAATTTTATGGAAAATGAAAATTATTTCACTGAAGATAACGTTAATTTATATGTGCAACCATACGTTAATGGTCCAATTAGAAGGCTTGCCCCAAAAATGAATAGAAATAAATTATGTCCAATTAAAAATATTAAATTTAAAAAATGTTGTGGAGCTAATGGTGCCAATTTTTGTAAGAAATTTTTGACAGATTATTTGAATGATTTTCAAAAAAATATATTATCAAAAAATGATGATAAAAGCAGTTGATATTATTTTTGGTCTCGCTTGGGGAGACGAAGGTAAAGGTAAAATTAGTAATGCGATATCGAAAAACTATGATATAGTTTGCCGTTGGAATGGTGGCCCTAATGCTGGTCACACAGTTTATATTAACGATAAGAAGCACAAAACTCATGTTATACCCTGCGGAGTATTTCAAAATAAACTTAGTGTCATTGGCCCAAATTGTGTTATTAATGTTGATAAATTTTTCGATGAAATAGATTATCTCAAAAAAGAAGGTTTTGATACATCTTTGATTAAGATTAGTCCAAAAGCACATATAATTACTGAAAAACATATTCAATACGATCTTCAAGTGCTTAAAGCTAAATTAGGAACTACTGGTCAAGGAATAGCTCCTGCTTACGGAGATAAAATGTTAAGAATAGGTAAACTTGCTAGAGATTATATTGATAAACAATATCTTTGGGATGGTGAACTTTATGGAAATATTCTATGCGAAGGAGCGCAAAGCTTTTGGCTTGATATAAATTATGGTGACTATCCATACGTCACAAGTAGCGAGACATTACCATACTCAGCTTGTTCTTTAGGTTTTTCCCCCAAAAGGATTAGAGATATCATTGGTGTAGCAAAAATCTATGACACCAAAAGCGGAGTAGATCCTATGTTTCCAGAAACGCTTTGGGAGGATTCGGAACTCAATATGGTGATAGAAGCTGGTCAAGAGTTTGGTTCAACTACTGGTAGACGCAGAATTGCTAATTGGTTAAATCTAAATAAGCTAATAGATGCAATTAAAATCTCTGGAGTAACAAAACTTATTATTAATAAATGCGATATTTTAGAAAAAATACATATATATAAACTATTTCAAAATAATAATCTTTATAAATTTAATACTTTACAAGCAATGGAATCATTTATTAAGAATCAATTGAATCATGCTTTAACAGAAGTAGTTGATATAATTTTTTCTGGAAATAGAAGTAATATTTAACTTGGACCTGCTCGGGGTCGAACCGAGGTCTTTTAGATAATTTAAATTAAAATACTACAAGTTTATTTCTTTTTATTTTTAGCGTTGTATAGATAAAAGAACAAACATACTCAGCGATTTTATTTTGAATACTAGACTTATAAAGAATAGAAAAACTTTATAAGTAAAGACATCTAAATACGCAATTATCCGTTAGATGTGTCGCGGTAATCACGCTGTAGAACTTAGGCTACAGAAACGGCCTCTTCTACTAGAGAAACTCTAGCCGAAAGATGACCTTTGTATTTAGCTGTTTTGGCAGTTAATACTTTCAAGACTTTTTAAAGAGACCCGTCTAAACCTCTACCTGCATTTTAATTCTGACTACTAAAATCGAAACCAAATTCAGGCCCAATAAGAAAGAACTATAATTATATTACATTAGATTTAGATTTTTATCAATATTTTTAATATAATATAAATATGGATAAAATACTACATCTTTTGGATCAAATGATAGAAAAGAACGTTTGGGAAGATTCATTAACTAAAAGCAAAGAAGAAACGGGAGATAATTGGAATGTATATCACTTAAAGTTAATAAAATCTTTAATAGTAGAGGAATTAAAAAATGCCAAAAATTAAGAAAAAAAGATATTATGCAATTTATTCCAAAAGCGATAATTTTTTTCATGGAGCATTTCCTCTCTCAGAAGAAGGCTACGAGCAAGCAAGGACATATCTAGAAAAAATATCAAATAAAAGTAAAAAATCTTTTTATATAAAAGAAAAGTAATATCAAATAATTGTTATTTATTGTGTAATTATTAATTATGAGTATTAATTATGAGTATTAATAATGAAAGACACTTTGACTCTACAGAGAAAAGAATAGGCCTAGTCTATAATAGTGATTTTAGTGGATATCAAGCTCTTGATTTTAGTAAAATAGATGACATAGAAAGTTTATTAAGAAATACCTCTAGTCCAGCAAATGCCGATGCTTTTGGAAGACTAAGAGTTTCTGATAATTATACTTTAGCAGACTATTCTCATGTTTATGGAGAAGAAACCGAACTATTAACTAAAACAAGCGGAAATGCTTCATCTGTCACTTTTGATATCAATAAAGCAAAAGCTATATTAACAATTGGCACTGGAACAAATGATTATACTATACATCAAAGCAGAATGTATCATCATTATATGCCAGGAAAAAGTCAAGTTACTTTACAAAGTTTTAATTTTACAGGAGCAAGATCTGGCACAAACAAAAGAATTGGTTTATTTGATGATTATAATGGAATATTTTTTCAACTTAGTGGAGATGGAAGCAAACAATTAGTTTTAAGAAGTGATGTTTCTGGTTCTGTATATAATGAAATAATTCAACAAAGTGATTGGAATATTGATACTTGCAATGGAACTGGAGCTTCAAATTTTAATTTAAATATAGCAAATACTCAATTATTCTATTCAGATTATCAATGGCTTGGAGTTGGTAGAGTTAGAGCTGGATTTGTACATAATGGAAGTTTTGTTGTCGCTCATGAATTTTATAATAGCAACTATAAGCCATCTGTATACTGGAGTAATCCAAATTTACCAGTTCGTTGTGAACTTAGAAATTACGCTAGTGGTGCTGGAGCTACCGCTACTTCAGATCAAATTTGCGCTACAGTTATAAGTGAAGGTGGTTATTCAGAAGCTGGCGTTGATTTTTCAGCAAGATCAAATGTTACAACAATACAACCAGGAGCAACATCAGGAATTTTAGCAATTAGATTAAAAACTGGATATT